TTTAACGAAGCTTTAGCTTCGTTAAAATAAATGTCAAACGACTATTAATCCGTCAAATCTCTAATTTAACGAAGCTTTTTGAGCTTCGTTAAATTAGAGATTTGACGGTACAGAAGTTTTTACAGCGATCTGAGTTTGGTATTAAGAAGTATGGTGTTACACTTGATCGCACGGATCTTGGCTTGAAAGATTGGATCCAACATACGCAAGAAGAACTGATGGACGCAATTCTCTATTTAGAAAAACTAAAGCACAGTACAGAATGAGGGTTCTTCTCTATAGTGCTCTTTTATATTTATCAGGTGTTGTACTTATTTTATTCTTGAAACCTAAAATCATGTTTAATGAAGATGGTTCATGGAAAGAGTTTGGACTTACTAACTCTGCAAAATATACTTGGTTTCCGGTCTGGCTTTTTTGTATCGTCTGGGCTCTTATAAGTTTTAGTATAGTCAAGCTAAGTCTATCTGATCTTCCGACACCTGTATCAACAGTAAAGAAAAATTTGAAACCTGGTTATTACGTAATTAATCATGAAAAGCAAACATCTGACGGTGTTCCGCGTTATGTTTATATAGGTGAGGAGGCACCTGAGTAAGATCATACGATCGTATAGCCATAAATTATGTCTCACTGGTAATCAAAGAGATGGAAACACCCTATGATTCTAAAACTGCTGGACAAATTCAGAGTTTCTACAAATTACAGCACAAGAAGCCAACTCAATATCGCAAGGGAGATGATGGATCACTTAATATTTATAGCAAATCAGGTGAACTCGAGGCTACAATTGTAACGAAGAACTATCGGCCAATTGGCGTAGAAGAGCGCAATGAGATGGAAACAGCTCGGATTGAAAAACTGGCGGCTCTAGATCTTCTCTATGAAACTGAACGCCGAGGACTGTTGACGGCTTACGCTGATTACAAAAATACAGGAAATAGTTCGGCCGTTGTACTTGCGAATGAGAAAGTGAAGGCTATTGAACTTCAGCGCGTAAATGCGCGATCTGCTATTCGCAGTGTAAAACAAATTCCCATTCCGAAGACAAATGAAATCTTATTCGATGAGCCTTATGAAATGCGCAAACTCTTTGGATCTCATAATATGTTTGGCAAACATGATATTTTAAAAGACGGGATCTTTGTTCTTGAGCGTCGTAACTTTACGGCCTCACAGTTTTATGGGCGATATGAAACAGCGGCTCAAGAGGCTGAGGGGAAAACAGATGAAGATGTTGGTGGAGGTACAGAAGGAACTGCGTCTATTCGTCTTACAACGGGTATCATGGCGCGTCTATTCTTTCAACCTGAAGACCCGCAGAATGGTATTCTTAGCCCCATGTGGCCTGTTGATTTTGTCCATAAAGAAACACGCTACGCGTCTGCTTTCCAAGCATATGAAGCTTTACGTATGGAGGAACAAGGCCAAGCAGATGTACGTACTAAAATATTAAATACACGTTCAGTGCGTACAATTGGAATTTTGACACGCAAATTTCAGACACCTGCTAAAAATTCTCAAGCAGCGTGGACTGCGGTTCTAACAGATGTATATGCGCAACACCCTGAGCTTGTAGAGAAGCTACTTGCGACTGGTCAAGACACCCTCGTGTATACAGATCCCACTGTAGGCGGCGGCGGTGTTGGTTTAAGTTCAGATAATAAGAAGGTTCTTGATCCTGCGAACTGGCGTTCTCAGAATGTAGTTGGAAAAGTTCTTGAATCTATACGCGCATCTTCACGTGAGGCTAGCGCGGCTAGCGCGGCTGGGGCGGCAGATGTTGCGCCGCCGCCTGAAGCGAAGGAAGCAGTGATTTCTAAAGAACAACAGGATGCTGCGAAGAGGGGTGCTATTATAAATGGCCGTCGGCGCTGATGCCGTAAGGGTATTACTGTAAGGGGTATTACTGTAAGGGGTATTACTGTAAAGGGTATTGCTTCAGCGCACCTTCATTTTCATCACAGTTAACTTCTTTACTCGTATAACGATAACAAACTCCATTTTTATCTTTATATGTTCTACTATCTACATTTGAAGGGTGAGGATATTTCATTATTGTCACCGGTTCAGACTTGAAGAAAAACAACACAAATGTGCCGATTAGAATACCAACAAGAAAAGGCAATAGTGTGAAGTGTTTAAACATATCTCTTAAAAGCAGAGAAAAGATGTTTGAGTTCTTAAAATCAAAGAGCTTTAATGTTGCTTTCAGTTTTTTAATTGGATTTGGAATTATGGCTCTATTACGGCCCATATGCTACGGATCAGACTGTACTTTACAAAGAGCTCCCCCGCTTGAAGAAATCAATAAGACGACTTATCAACTGGGTTCAAAATGTTATCAATTTCGGAGTGTGACAGTTGGATGTGAAAAAGCAGCTGATGGCGTTTTCATTGAATCATTTAACGTGCGCAGAAGTTAAATCTAGAAAATCACTTTCTAAGTGAGAACTATGAGTTCAGCAGGAACATTAATTAGCGATCTAGATACTTCACCGCAGTTAGATGGAGATGGAGATCTCATTAGTAAGATCATGGCAGATATGAATAGTGAGCCTTCCCCTCCGGCACATGTTCCCTCTGGTGGAATGATTTCTTCACCAAATCCTAATTCAACACTTCAGCATACAATGGATACCGCACCCGCAACTGCGCATCTTATTGGTCATGCTCACCCTACGAATGCTGATTTCCAAGCATCTCTAGAGCCACGTGGTCTTCCGTCTGCTTCAAGCGCAGCCTCATGGAACTCAGAGAAGCGGGTTGCTCCTATGAAGAAGCCTATTAGAACGTCGTGGTGGACTAAAATATTTGCTGAATTGAAAGTCCCTCTTCTTGTAAGCTTTATGGTTTTCTTATTTAGTTTACCGATTATAAATATTGTAATTGGAACCTATATTCCCTCTTTTGTGAAAGCAACTGGTGAATTAACAATACTTGGTCTTCTTGTAAAATCATTAATAGCAGGTATTACATTCTGGATTTTACAACGTGTTGTTGTTCCACTTTTATCTTTATAAAATAAAGATACCACAGTAATATAGATGGTTCAAATAAAGCAAAAGGGAATTCTTATACTCGTAGTTCTGCTATCCATATATAATATGCTATATATGCCGACACAAACATCTATTCTAACACTTGTCGGTTCAGCTGTTCTCTACGGCTTAACTCGTAATCTTATGGTTCCTGCTTTTGTATTGTTTGTTGCTCCACTGATTGTTTTCTCCGTGAAGATGTACAAGGAAGGATTTCAAAATCCTGTTGTTCCTAAAGTAATAACTGCGACTGTAACGCCTGTACCAACTGCGGCTGTTGCGGCTGTTGCGGCTGTACCGACCACGCCTGTTCAGGAAGAAAATGCTGGAAGTACGCCTGCGCCTGTTACGAATATGAGCAATAGACTTGTTGTAGCAGATGCGCAGGATACATCTATGGGATCAGTTGATGTAAATCCGAAGCCTCAGCGTGCGCTCATTACTGGCGCGGATACATCATCTGTTAAGACTGCGCTAGCGCGTGAATTGCCTACTGCGAACCAGGAAGCAGTTACTCAATCTGTGACTGTTGGCCCTTCATCTGTTTAAATTAGAGATACCATGGTAGAGATGGTATTTAGATCAAGAAATATATGTCCACCTGGTGTATTTTGTATTACACCCGGTATTCTTATTTTATCACTAGTACTTCTGTTTGTAATTGGTAGTGTTGGTTTTCTTTATCTGAAGATGGATGATAAGGTACAACAACAACAGCCACTCCATGTATCAGTTATTGCGCCGCAAGCGCAAACGCAATTACAAGACAGTCGGTATTCTATGGCCCCTCGTCCTCAAAGAATATGGGATATAGCACCTGAAATTCCTACACGTGGTGCGCTTGTACCTCCCGACGGCGGCTATTTATTAAATCAGCGCACTCGTGGCTTTCCTGATTCATATCAATCCATGGGTCTTCTAAAGACAGATGATGGACAGTTATTACCCCTCTATGGTCGCCGCACAGCATCTCGCTCAGATCGGTTTAACTATTACACTCGCACAGATACAAATAATCCTGTTCCTCTTCCTATTCAAATGGGTCGCAGAGATTGCCAAGATGATATTGGGTGTAATGAATTAATGAGCGGTGAAGAAATACAAATTCCTGCTACAGGTCAAAAAGCGCAAGCAACACTCTATCGCTTTGATGGTCCTATGTATGTTCCAGGTCTTATTTAATTTAAGAACGACCCTTAACGTCGTGACTTTATATTAAGTCTCACCGGTAACGTCGTGACTTTATTTTAAGGAAGCTTTTTGAGCTTCCTTAAATTAGAGATTTGACGGTAACGCAGTTCAAAGAGCTTCATTAAAATTAAGTCTTACCGATAGAGATGTGTACGACCGGTACAATTGGATATCCTATACTCGCACCCGATTCTATTACACAGACTATATATGATGGTTTAAGAGACACATTTCCTATTGAATTTAAGTTTAAGGCCCGTAATTCGCTCCCTATTTTTTCAACACCTGCGACGGCTACACTTGATGAACCATCCCAGGGATCTCCTGCTGCTACAATTACATACAATGAACTTATATATACTCTTTCACGCGCACAGATTGTAGCACCATCGAATACAAGTTTTATGCTTACAAATAAATCATCTACAGTTGCTGATTTCGTACTTACATTTCAAACAGACTACGCAATACCTGCTACATCCTCTATACAAAAATATATATTTGTAGTTATTCCGCTTATACAGCAAGATAGTTCGAGCACAGGAGAATCAGCTTATTTTAGAGCACTAAGTGGCCAATCAGTTGATGGACAAGTTAGTTTAGATCAATGTCTTCCTGCGCAAATAAATAGAGAGTTTGTCTGCTATAGTACATGCTTAAATCCCAATCCTGTGCGCGCACTTGTTATGATCTTTCGTAAAGGATGTATGCTGAGTTCAAATACACTAACAAAACTTGGAGCCTCCACATTTGGTATAAGTGGAGGTACTGTGTGGCCAACATTCATTGCGCCAACCGATACTATACTCGCAGGACCAATGAAATTTACGTTAGAACAATTTAACTCATCTGTTGTTGTTAGTACATTAAGTTCAAAAGCATCAACTGGATCAGCAACTACTAGAATAAATAATGTTAACAATTACACATGTGTACCTCTTGATCCAGACCTAGATATTTTGGGAGGAAAACTAACAATTGATACTACAACTGGAAAGACAAAGCCTATGATAGCACTTCTTGATGAACGAGCTGCTATTAGAGATATGGAGAATAGTATATCACCTCTTACACCCAAACAAATTGAAACTATTGTTGGCATTTTTCTTGGAGCCTTAGCAGTTCTTCTCTTTTTTTCAGGTATTGGATTTTTCATGATAAAGAGAGCGGAGGTTGCTGCTGCTGCGAATGCGAAAAATGCGGTAGCAGCAGCATCAGCAATTGCGGCAGTCACGCCGCCAGCTTGGGTTTTTCAACTACCTTCCAGCATTAGTATCGCACTTTTATTCTGCTTAGTTGGAGTTTTTATAGGAACACTTGTACGTTAAGAGGAACTTGTACGTTAAAAGGAACTTGTACGTTAAACAGGAACAGTAGTTACCGGTTCCATACATTCACGTACCATCTCAAGGGTAGGTTCAACGCCCTCCCCAAAACGCCCTTTTAAACTACCAGCAATCTTCATCTTAAGTTGATTGAGTTGAAACTCATTCGCCTTTGGATTATCCTGTTTTACTAATACTTTTACCTTATCCATAAGAGTTAACCATGAACTTTCTGAAATATCTTTGGTAATTGGAACCCAAGGGATACCATCAATCAGATCAAATAAGTTCTCAACATTCTCTCGCGGAATTAAGAAAAAATCACGGGTAGGATTTACTCGTTCACCCATCTTAGTAAGAAGTTTATGAATAGTTATAAGTTTTCCATCAAGAGAAGATACTTGCTTTGCGAACTCAATCTTAAATGGTGTGAGAAGACCCTCCGTATAGAGTTCATCCGCGCGCTCATTCGGTTTCTTAGACGATGCGCCAATATATAAATAATCGGGATAGATCACGTTTGAAAAACAATAAATATAACCTGACATTCTAAAGCTTATTTAGAAGTTATTCTTTAACTTCACAAAGATAAAGCCGGCTGCTGCAAATCCAGTGATAAATCCAGTAACAAATCTAACATCTTTAAAATATGGATGTATCCAATCAACCGATAACATATTATGATCATGTGACATATGATAAGTAGGAGGCATTTTCTACCGGTGAGACTTAAAATTAACGAAGCTCAAAGAGCTTCGTCAATTTTAAGATCCATCACCAAATTAGTCGTTGGACATTTATATAAAGTCACGACGTTAGTTTATAAGACCGTGTTGTACCATAAATGTATTCGTCTCGCCAGATGTTCTAGGACTTTTATCCACTCTCTTTGTGTCTACACTTGAGCCAACAGTTTCAAACTCATTTGTAGCATCATCCATCGGCTTATATGTAATCATGGAACCTTGAGGTTGCGCAGGCTCAGGGTGAACCTCACCAGGTACAATCGGCGCAGCGGATTTTAGCTGCTCTTCATATTTGGGTGGCGTTTCAACTGAAGGAATAGTTGAACTAAGAACACGATTTCTGTATTCTACAAAGAGTGCCATTACCGCAAGAAGAAGTGTCACAGTTCCAATAGGACTTTTGCGAATTAAAATAAGTAAGAGAGCAAGTAGGATGAAGGGAACAATCATATTGCTGAACGCCATCTTATAGACAACTGTAGGGAGGAAGGGTGCTGATACAAAGAGGCCAAATGAGAGCGCAACAAGGGCTATATCCTGCTTATTCATACTAACTAATGTCGTGACATTTATTTTAATGTCGTGACATTTATTTTAAAGGGGCTAAACTTTTAGCACAAAGATAGTATAGGAAAGATGAACACAATGTCAAAAGTAATTACATCAAAGGGATATGCTATTAGAAAGTCCATCTTAACAGATGCTGAGCGAAGCCGAATTGAAAAAGAACTACGTGTATCTCCCATTGTACATCGTAGTTATCAGGGCGCAGAAGATCTTTCATTTCGTATTTTTCGGGAATCACCAGAACGATATTATCTTCCTCGGCGATGGGCAGAAGACGTATTTGGAAAAGCGGATGGAAATATTATTTCTGAAGGAAAACTACTTTCAAGTGAGGCCAGAGTTTTTAAAGGAACTCCTTATGATTACCAGACAGCAATTATAGACAAATTTGTAACAGCAGCAAAAGCAGATACCGGAGGTCTTATTTGCGTCCCTTGTGGTCGCGGAAAAACATTTATGGCTATCGCAATTGCTGCTGCTCTCGGTCGGCGCTTTATGGTTGTAGTTGATAAGGAGTTTCTTATGAACCAATGGAAGGGTGAGATCCAGGCGCTGATGCCTGGACTTCGTATTGGTATCTTACAAGGCGATACACAGCAATTTGGTTCTGAGATTATTACGGAGAAAGCACTTGGGCTTACTGAGCTAAAGCAGTTAGCAAGAGATGCCGGTCTTCGTGTTGGTGGTTCGAAAGATGAACTCATGGCTCGTTTGGTCGCCGCAAAGATTGATATTTCTCCGAAGTCAGAAACTATTGAATATGACTGTACTCTTTGTATGATCCAAACAATTGCGCGTCAGACATTTCCAGAGGGTGCTTTCAGTGATTATGGATTTACTATTTTTGATGAATGTCATCATCTGGGTGCGCAGCATTTTTCGAAAGCTCTTATGAAAATTCAGACGAAGACAATGTTGGGTCTTTCCGCAACACCTAAGCGGGAGGATGGACTAACAAAAGTGTTTGAGTGGTTTCTTGGAGAGCCTGTTTATTGGGAGAAGATCCGTGATCCAGATGAAAGTGTAATTGTACAGCCTGTATTTGTCACGTCGACCGACCCAATTTATATGGATATTCCAGTGAACTGGAAGCAAGAACCTATAATGGGAAAACTCTTGACACATGTGGTTGAATGTGTTGAAAGAACCGAGCAGATTGGTAGTCTTTTGCGAGAGTTATGTAAAGATGAGCGGCGGCGTATTTTAGTATTGAGCGAGCGCATTTCACATTTGAATTCAATTGAAGCATTGCTCGAAGGTATTACAATCGGATATTACATTGGTGGAATGAAGGAAGAAGTGAGAGAAGCAGGTGCGGCGACCGCGCAAGTGCTTCTTGCGTCTTATGCGATGGCAAGTGAAGCAATGAATATTAAGACGCTGAATTGTGTTATTCTCGCCAGTCCACGTAAGAATGTGGAACAAAGTACAGGGCGTATTCTTCGTGTTCAAGCAAACAAGAGAGTTGTTGCGCCGTTGATCATTGACATTGTGGATGTACACGGAGTGTATCGTTCACAATGGCGAAAGAGATGTATTTATTATCGGAAATGTAAATATACAATTTCTGAAGATGGAAAGAATGAGGTTGATGAGACTGTAGAAATCCGCGCAAGTGACGAAAATGGTTGCTTATTTACCGACGATTAACCTTGCGTGACTTCTTTGATTTGCGCACACGTCTGCTACCACCTGTCTTTACACAGGCCTGATTTACACTGCGATCACTGTAGCCCGCGCTCAGTAGAAGAGGAGCACCAGTTGATCCGACCCATGTGCTCGCCTGATTACTATATCCACCTGTCGGAGCATAATAGGCCTGATTATCACTCGCACCGCCATTCTGGGGAATATCAGATGTACTTCTTTCAAGCGGGATGGCCTGGTACGCACCATCTACAAATCCATAACGCCCCCCAGTTTGCTTTCTGGTGTTGCGGCGACGCCCCCCAGTTTGCTTTCTGGTGTTGCGGCGACGCCCCCCATTTTGTTTTCTGCTACCGCGGCGACGCCCCCCACTTTGCTTTCTGCTACCGCGGCGACGACGACCACCAGATAAACCCGGGAGCCCTTGGCTACCACTATATGTCACCATACCAGGACGTGCCACCGCAAGACAGTCGGGTGTTCCAGGCGTGCCGCCACGCCATTCCAGAACACCAGGCGCAATAGACGCACCTGCCATGTAAGTTCCACCATTTTGCTTTACCATTACTTCTAACAAAGGCCAATAATTTCATATCGACCAAATTCAGGCTGCCATTCTGCGAAAACAGGAATACGTTTCTCTTTTGATGCGCGCAGTTGTTGACTTAGAGCCATCTGCTGAACAGCTGCGCGAGAAAGCGGCGTATTGTTCTCCAAGAACAGATCATAGACATCGGGTAAACTTTCAAGAGGAACTGCGTATGCTTTTACGCGACCTTGCTCTTTCGCGCCCGTACTATGAAGAACAGCTGCGTTTGTGCGAAACATAGGCGCAGCGTTTGTTTGTGCCTGCGCTTGTATTACAGGTGCTTCTAACATGAACCAGAAACGCCTCTTTCCAGGCAGTTCGGGAATTAGATCAACGCTGAAGCAGCTTTCAAGTGTAGCAAGTGATGCGAGTGGCTTAGGATTTGCTAGACTTACTTGAAGTCCACCCATCAGTCGCGCATCAGGTGTCCACGACTCTTCAACAAAGCGTTTCATAAATTCACGCCGCTGAGAAAAGCTCTTTGTAGCATATAAGTCCTCTCCTTTCCAGATCCACACATCCTCTAGGCGAAGTGTGTGCTGGATTTTATCAAGCGTCGCAATTAGAAGAGTACCTCCTCCATCTCCAAGAGTAACATCCGTACGCATACGTAAAGTCCAAGCTGGGATCTTCTTGTCTCGTCCACTAGGACGTGTCATCATAAAGACCGCAGGCTGTTTAGGAAGAAACATGAGAAATCCAGGGTCTGACCTGGATTCATTCTCCATAACATAGAATGTTCCCTTCTTAAGAATGGCTTCCTTATCTGGCTGAAGCCGCTGCCGAATACAACTGTCTTTTACACGTGTTTCCACGAACTGGGTTGCCAGATCGTGTAAAAACGAATTTGCGAACTTGAGCTTCACCGCAGTCATATCGCGGTGTGATGAGCGTAAATTTCCATCTTCCAGGTCGGCCATTCTATACTTTAACGCGTGAAGTCTTTACACCGGTTTTTCTCTTCTTTATAATTTGACGATGTTTTAAAAAGCAGCATACTCTGTATCACCAAGTGTGTCATTCGCCGCAATTCCCTTCATAAATTCCCCACCATTCTGCGCCATTTCTGGAACAAATGTTTGTAAATTCTGAGAGGATACAAGAGTATCATTTGACGCAACTCCACTCATTACTGCGGAATTTGTGTCACTAGGCTTGAGGCCAGGACTAAACATGCGTTCAGGGTGGCGAAGTGTTTCTGTGAACTCCGCCGAGCTAGCCGTCTCTTCAAATGAATCATGATCCGCAACAGCCGGAGGCTGAGCTTCTACAACTTCAGGCATCGCCTTCATAGACGGTGTATTGGGTCCTCCAGAAACCGTTACCCGAGGGGGGGTATCCACTACAGTTTGCTGGATCCACGGAGCAGGCGCAGGCGTTGATGCGAATGTGTCAAGCATGAGCGACGGAGCATACATTTTCACAAGTAAATACACCACAAATAAACTGATCGCAAGTCCAACTGCTATCAACACCTTATTAAACATCTAAACTAGCGTGAAAAAACAAAGTAACAAAACAAACCGGAGAACGTCCTAAACATAAATTTCTATACTCTAAATATAATGTCTAGTACTACCCCTACACAAATTGTCGCTGTTTCTCAAGATTTTACTGTTCTACAGGCTCTCGCATCTCATTATCTTACGAATAAGACAGTAACAGCGCCTGTTCTTCTATCCCTGACTGCCGTTCTAACCGCTGAATTAACTAATGTTAAGTCATTATCACTTGCGGATAAGAAGAAGATCATCTGCGATATTATCGAGTCATCATTACAAAATGCGCTGGCCTTATCAAAGGCTGGCGTTGGCTCAACAGTTCTGGCGGAGGACGAGGTTGTAGCATTAAACTACGTTGTGAAGAATGTAGTTCCTCACACTGTAGATCTATTAGTAGCGACATCAACAGGCCAGTTTGACTTGAAGACAGTAAAGGCTACATGCTGGTCATCATTTAAGCTGTGTGTACCTGCGATTGAAGCAAAGTTACGCGGCCCTGTATGGGATGTTGCGGATGCTTTCGTTGCTGCTGCTGAAAATAAGATTGTTACAGGCGGATCTCTTGCTGAAGCCGCTGGTGCTGCGACCGCGGCTGCGACTGTGGCTGCGACCGCGGCTGCGACCGCCGCTGCGACTGTGGCTGCGACCGCGGCCGCGGCTGCGGTAACCGCATCTGTATCTGGTGCCGCGAAGACTGATCCTCTCGTTTCTCTTGTTCCTGTAGTTCCTGATTGGTCTGCGCCTCGTGTAGATCTCTCTGGATCCACTGTATCTTCCAGCCCGGTATAAAAAGTTCAGAAGAACCTAGAAGAACAGGATACGTTTCAATTGTAATTACAGTCTGAGGAACCCAATCATCGGCCATTTTCTCAACACGCTCATATATACTACCATCTTCTTGAATATGTCTTTCAAGAAGATGATAGCAATACCAGTTATTTTCTATAAGAAATCCAATATGAGATCCAAAGTTATAAATATCAACATGACTTGTATAGGTTTTTTCCACCCCATTTATTGGTTTCCATGGTTGCCATATTTGTTCCATACCCTATGGTATAAACTTGACGAGCGATTTAAGCGGAAGGAATGTATTCAAGAAAGATGAGCCGGCCTAGTGTTCAATGTATTGTTCTCACACAAAAAGCAGAAGTCAAACAGGCTAAGCTTACACTACAGGAAGGTCTACTATCTCTTGACGGGATTAAGCAGTATTTGAAGAAGAAGGAAAATCCTGAAATTCTGGGAACATATAGGTATAAGACATATACGCTCACTCTTCTAGGATATACAAAGGGTAAGGCTGGTACGGAAAATAAACATGAACTTCCGCCGCCACTCGACTCAAACCTCTGCTTTGGTGATATTATTCTTGTAGCATCGACAACCCCCTCTCTTTATTCGAGCCCTGTAAGTTTTAAGACCGAGGAGTATGAAGCATTTTATACCAAGGTCTTTGGTGGGTTCGAAGATATTGATTCGGAGGAAGAAGAGGACGACGAGGATATTCAGGATGAAATTCAGGATGAAATTCAGGATGAAAAGGAGAAGATTGTCGTTGGAGAAGAAGTAGATGAAGAGGGCGAAGATGAAGAAGGTGAAGACGAGGTTGAAGAGGAGGCTGAAGTTGCTGAACCCGATGTTGTTGAAGCTGAAGATGATCTACCTGTAAGACCAGCAAAACTGAGTAAGAAGAAGCGTGCAGCACAAGTTGTACAATCTGGCGCATCGCAAATTCTACATATTTCAAAGGATGAGCATCTTACATCTGATACAGAGAGTAATGCTCATCTCTTTCCTGTAAGAGTACAGGTCACAGCTCAGATTAGCTCTCTTCTTCAGAAGAACGCAGTTACAGGACTTGATGTGAAAGAGCTTGAGCGATCCATTTATAATGCGTGTATCACTGAAGCACTTAGCCGCCACGTCACGTGCCATTGGAAGAATACACTCTTTCAGCACATCTATCAAACAAAGGTGCGCCATATTATTGGAAATATCATTCCGTCAAGTTATGTTCAAAATACAAAGTTGCTTGACGAGTTGAAGACAGGAAAGTATAGCCTAGAAGCACTCTGTTCTCTTGACACATATTCAATTTGTAATAATCGGTGGAAGGACTTTATTCACCGAAGGGGTCAGCGTGAGAAGCGTCAGCTTGAGGGGAATAAGGCCATGGCGACTGATCAGTTCTACTGTGGACAGTGTCACAAGCGTGAATGTACATATTATGAAATGCAGACACGTTCGGCAGATGAACCTATGACTATCTTTATTACATGCTTGAACTGCGGAAAGCACTGGAGACAATAAAAGAAATCATATAATAAATGAGTGATCTTACAAAAATAATAGGAATACACGACGATAAGTGGGTTATAATATCTGATCTCTGGGATTTTTATAACAAGAAAGGTATTAAAACAGTTTTTATGTCAGTTGGCGCATCAAGTACAGCCTACAGTGAATTAGAAATCAGTGAAACTCTTGGATGTCCTATTCATATTTATGATACACGCACTGAAACAGTTCAAAATTGGACTGAAGTCAAGGACATTTTAAAAAATAGAAAGCGTCCGGATTCAGCAAGTCCATTTACAGAGGAAGCAAATGTAAAATGGGTACTACCCAAAAATATACATCTTCATACTGAAATTCCTGGATTTACAACTGATCCTGTCTCATTTGAAAGTTGCGTGGCTGATATGAAATTAGCTGAAGAGCGGATTGATATTTTAAAAGTTTCATTACCCGATGGAATGGAGAAGAAGACTGTCTATGCGCTTCTTAATTCTCCGTATCGCCCTAGTCTTATAATGGTTGAATGGTCTGTTGCTCCTGATACAGATTTGTCTACTACACTCTGTGCGGGACATTTACAAACCTCTGGATATGTTCTCTTAGAAAAGATTAATAATCGGTTTCTTTATTTTTTTAACAACAAATGTATGTATGAAATATGTTCTTGGGAAACAAATAAGGTTGATAATCCAATGGTGACTGAACTTACCAATATTAATAAAAATTAAGTGTCACCGGTAACGTCGTGACTTTATTTTAACGAAACTTTAGTTTCGTTAAAATAAATGTCCAACGACTATTAATCCGTGATATCTCTAATTTAACGAAGCTTTTTTAGCTTCGTTAAATTAGAGATACCACGGTAGATGGAGGTTGCCATTCAGAATGAAATTACTATTTCTTCACCCCTCCATGAAAAACGATTGTTATTACTTCTTGTAAGAAAACAAATGATTGGACGGAGAGCATATTCTGATCTTACAAAAGTAAAGCCTTCAAATAGGGAGATACAACTCTATGAAAAACAAAAGTGTAAACAAAACAAGACGCTTGAAACAAACTAGTATTAAGTTGCCAGAATTTCTAAGTTCAGTTAAACCAGGTAATGATTTTTATAAGTATGTAAATGGCAACTGGTTAGATCAAACTTCAATTCCTCTTTTTCGCAGTTCATTTGGTGTCAGCGAAGAAATTGAGCTTACGATTGAAACACAGCTCGAATCAATCTTGGCAAAAAGCTATTCATTGGCCGAGAAGGGAACCAAACCATCAACTAAGCGGGAAAAGATGATGGATGTAATTGGTCGTTTTATGTTATCTGCTCTTCGTGCTAGTAAACAAAAGAAGAATGTCGAATTTTTAAGAATGAGCCTACAGAAAATGATATGTATACGAGATACTCGTGATATTGTAAATATTATTGGATCATTTAATCGGCATGGAATTCCTACATTTTTAAACTTAAATATTTTTCAAAAGAGAACTCCAACAAATGAATATACAATTATGATTGATAAAGGAACAGTTGGACTTCCTGATGTTAGTTATTACAAAGCAACTGCTCCCGGAAAATCGCATACTCTCTTCGCATATGTGAAATTATGTGAAGAAGTGGCTAAATTACTCAATATTAACGACATACGTGGAACTGTTCATATGGAAGCTGAATTATCTACTATGATGGATAAATATAATGACGAAAAGTACCAAGATATTGAAGGAGACAAACTACAGTCGCAGTTTCTAACAATTCCATGGGAAGAGATGTTTCGCAGTTATGGACTTGAAGACGCAAGCTGGAAGAAGAAATCAATACGCGTGTACAATGTAAAATGGCTAGAATATCTTGAAAAAATATTTAAGACATGGCCAATGGACGTATGGAGTGGGCTTTTCACTCTTCATATGATCCTTTATTCTCTTCCTATTCTTCCATCGCCTTATGACACTTTACATTTTGAGTTTTTTGGTCGGCGTCTACGTGGCCAGAAACAGAAGCTGCCGCAAGATCAGCTTACACTTAATTTATGTCGCGCCCTTCTGCGTATTCCACTATCTTATCTCTATATTGAAGATTATATTGATGCTGATCTGAAGAAGGATGTAACAAAGATGGTGGAAAGCATACAAAATCATACTGTTAAAATAATTGATACACTTGATTGGTTAGAACCTGCGACGCGAAAAATCGCAATTGATAAAATAAGAAAAATGAACTTGGGAATATCTCATTCTAATTTATTAGATATTGAGATACCTAATTTAATTACAGACAGCTTTCTACAAAATATGTTTTTACTGGGCGAAATGAATACATCAATGATGATATCTCAACTCAATAAAAAAGCAACAGATGTATGGAATGAGCCCCCTTATACTGTGAATGCTTATTATTTTAGTGAACAGAACCAATTTATTCTTCCTGCTGGCGCAATTAAATGGCCGTTTTATAGAAAGAGCAAAAGTAATGGCTGGAATTATGGAGGTTTAGGCGCAATTATAGGACATGAAATTACACATGCGTTTGATATTGATGGAAAAGAATATACAGCAGAAGGAAAGAGAGAGAGTTGGTGGACGCAAAAAGATAATTATCAATATAAGAAGCGAACAGATAGCTTAGTAAATTTATTTAATAAGGCTAAGATATTGGGACATTCTGTAGATGGACTACTGACATTGTCTGAAAACTTGGCGGATCTAGGCGGTCTCGCAATCGCGCTAGATGCTCTTCTTTCAGAACTTAATGATGTATCTGAAGAAGAGAAGAAAAAAGAGTTGCGTGATTTCTTTGTTTCCTATGCGGTCTCATGGCGTGTAAAAGAGCGTAACCAAAAGCAACTACAGAGTTTATTCTTGGATGTTCATTCGCCTGCTGAATTACGTGTAAACTATATTGTCAGCCAATTTGATATATGGTATGAACTCTTTGATGTTGTTACAGGAGATGATTTATATGTTGCGCCTGAAGACAGGATAAAGATATTCTAAGTCTCACCGGTAGATGAACCCTTTGGTCTTATCGACCCTCCCACATTATTTAGCTATAGTATATTCTGAAAATATAGGATATACTGTAACTATTCTAGCGTCCTCTACACTTTCAGTTATCTGGCATGCGGCAGGTGAGCCTGATGGCGTCTTAATGTATCTTGATTATAGTTTGGCTGTCTGTTGGTTCTTATATGAAGTCTATCTTGGAAAAAATAAAGGTTTGATTATTTTATTAAATGGCCTTATACTTACTCTAAATAGACTAATACCTCAAGAGAACCCACAACGTTATATCTTTTATCACAGTATTTGGCATCTTCTTTCAAGCATGAAGGTCATTTATATTGCTTTAGTTACACAATCACAATTAGATCAGAGAGGCGCCAGTACTCAAATGTTCCATCAGGCATAGGACGCTTCATGATGAAAGGAAGACGGCGTTGTTCGAGTTCAAGATGCGCAATCTCTAGAACAGTCGTAACATATTCAGGAACATCAATATAAGGGCGTGCGCCCTGCGAGAGCTGATTTGCGCGAAATCCAAGGATCTTGGTCTTCTCGAAAATCGTCAAGAAGGGCTGCGACCGATGGTTCGGATCAACGACAGTTTCAGTATCAGGTAGAGCAACACGCAGAGGGATCTTAGGGGCTACACTATCAGCATAATCCAAGATGGACTCAGGGTGAAACTTGTATAAAACTTCAAGAGGTTCAGGGATAGCAGGCCGCTGCGCATCCTCTTCTTCAACATCAGGACCAGCAAGATCAAACTCTTCTACTTCCACATCTGCTCCCTCTTCAGTATCCATAGTCTTTCTGATAAATATCTCAGAAATATTTTCCGCCAAATTTAACGCCCAAATTTGACTTAAGCAATAACTACGTAGTAGGTATAAGAATGAGTGTATCTGTTACCTATGATGCTTTTGACACGATGGGACTGCCTGATACCCTGCTACGCGGGATATATGCGCACGGATTTGAAAAGCCGTCGCCTATTCAGCAGAAGGCCATTGTCCCTATCAAGAATGGAAATGATGTTCTAGCCCAGGCTCAATCGGGCACAGGCAAGACCGCAGCATTTAGTATTGGAGCAATGTGCCACGTGGATCCTGCGCTGAAGCGCCCGCAGATCCTTGTACTTGTTCCTACTCGTGAACTTGCGCAGCAGATTGAGTATGTCGCAACCAACCTAGGAACTCATCTGCCTCTGAGCGTCTATTCTGCGACAGGTGGAACTCCTATTAATACTGATCTGAGAGCACTAGAGAAGGGTGTTCAGTATATTGTAGGAACTCCTGGCCGCATTTATGATCTCATGCATCGTGGTGCTATCCAGCGTCAGCATATTAAGGTTCTTATTATGGATGAGGCTGATCAGATGCTAGAGGATCGTTTTCGTGAACAGGTTATGTGTATTCTGGGTCTTGGATTTCCGAAGGAGACGCATGTTGCTCTTTTCAGTGCGACTATGCCTGTAGAGGTTATCGAGTTTGCGGAGAAGCTCCTTCACAACCCTACGCGCATTCTTATTCCGCCTGAGGAGGTAACTCTGGAGGGTATCAAGCAGTACTTCGTTGAACTGCCGCGCGAGGATTGGAAGTATGAAGTTCTTTGTGATCTATACCAGCAGCTAAATATCAACCAGGCCATTATTTATTGTAATAAGCGTCAGAAGGTAGAGTGGCTTGCGGAGAAGATGTCATCACAGGGATTTCCTCTCTCTTTTATCCACGGAGATATGGATGTAGAGGAGCGCCGCCGCCGCATGAAGGATTTTCGCACGGGTTCTATTCGTGTTCTAATTAGCACAGATTTGCTTGCGCGCGGTATTGACGTACAGCAGGTAAGCCTTGTAATTAATTATGAGCTTCCAGTCCAGCGTGAGAATTATATTCACCGTATCGGTCGGTCAGGTCGCTTTGGTCGCAAGGGTGTAGCAATCAATCTTCTACTTCCTGAGGAGACGAAGCTGATGAAGGATATTGAGACGTTTTACACAACACGTGTAGACACCTTGCCTGAGGATCTTGCTGGAATTAGCCTATGATGAATGAGGAGTAGCAGCCGCTGTCACACGTATATCATATCTACAAACAGGACAATGAACATTTTCTTGAAACCAAGTATCAATACACGTCTTATGAAATACGTGATGACAGACATTTAATTGACGTCTCTCATTTCCTATTACGAACCCATCCTGGCAAATCGCGCATATATCAGTGGTAGCCGCTACATCAGTTGAGAGTGTTGTCGCAGTATTTATTTGTTCGAGAGATGGTCTCACAACAACATTCGAAAATGTTGTTGGAGCTCCAAGAAAAGCACTAAAGAAATGTAATAAATCGTCGGTGTGATTTAGCCCTCGAACAACACGATTATGAACATTTACAGGTTCATTAAAACTATGGCGAACATCCGTTGTGGTATAAAAAGCAGGCGCTCTTCCTGGAAAAGATGGAGATGGTGGAGCACGTTGCTGGTGTGCTCTCTGATAAGCAGCCTGGTTCCGTGAAAAAAGATCAAGACGCCGCCGCATCTGCGTCTGTATATACGTTAGTACCTGCTGGACATTCGAAAATGATGAAGAGTCATAGAGAAGAGCAGGAAAATAATTATGGATATCATCGAATAAGGGAACGCCATACACTGAATCATAATCGCGCGCAGACATCTCTTTCTATACCCACACGTAAAATTGAGTCTTCAAGTTTTTCCACGCCCAATTTAACCAAAATGGCAGACGATAAGAAAGGTATCGTTGGCCTGCGAAATCTCGGGTTGACCTGTTATGCGAATGCGACAATTCAAGCCTTGCGTCATGTACAGCGTGTTCCGTGGATCTTCAAGGAAGGTCGTTATGACACTCTTCTGAAGAAGGATGCTACCGGGAAACGTCTTCTACAACAGGAGGTAACGAAGTCATTTGCTGATGTTATCCAGCTACAGGAAGAGGGAACTGCGCCTGGTGTTCTTCGCCCCGCTGGTTTTTGGAGTGCGATGAAAGGGTGTGTAAGAGGCTCCACAGTCTATGGACATTTTGCGCACACAGCTCCACATGATGCGCACGAGTTTCTTATGTTTATGCTTGAAACGCTCCATGAGAGTGTTTCATTGATTGTTGATATGCAAATTATGAAGAGCCCTCCAGTTACAGAGACAGAGAAGCGCGTTGTCGAAGCACTTGAGGTTTGGAAGAAGGAGTTTTCGAAGGAATATAGCCCGCTTGTTGATCTCTTTCACGGTCTTCTTCATCTGCGGACACGTTGTTTCACCTGTAATAATGTGACACATCGCTGGGAAACATTCAATACACTGAAGGGTGTTGTGCCTCAGCGTACAGCAGCAAATGACGCGGCCCCTGTTGATCTTATCTCCATGTTGCGCGAAGAAATGAAGGGAGAGGATATTGAGGGATATTCTTGCGATAAGTGCGCAGCGCGGACAACAGCACATCGTGATGCGGCTATTTGGCGCCTTCCACAGACTGTTATTATCTGTCTTAAGCGATTTACATATGATGGCCGCAAGATTCATACTCGTGTCAAGGTACCGACTGTAGAGAGTATGAACCTTAAGGATCTATTCTCAGATGAGTCGCCAGAAAAGGATGCGATCACTGAATTTAGTCTCCGAGCCATTGTAGACCATCATGGAGGATCTGGCGGCGGCCATTACACTGCTCAGTGTAAAGATAAGTTGAGCAATGGATGGTATATTTATGATGACGAAAACACTCATTCTCTACAGGCACCCACTATTGGTGAGACCACGTATGTTCTGTTCTATGAGCGAGCAAAGTGAGAGGTTAGACATTCGGTGAATAAATACCTTGTGAGAAAATAGCCGCTGATAATCCTCCTGTTACAAGAATTGTAAAAATCCAAGATACAAATATTTTTCCAATAATTTTCCAATTTATATTCTTAAATCCACTATCGCAAATAGCAATACCAATTACTCCGCCTGTTATACACTGAGTAGATGAAATAGGAATTCCATATTTTGACGCAAATGAAACAGTAAGAGCAGTTGCGAGTTCAGCTGCAAATCCACGTGAAGGAGAAATGTAGGTTATTTTTTTACCTATGACATCCATGATCTTAATTCCATAGGTTGATAATCCGACTACAATACCTGCGCCTCCAAGTGATAAAACCCAGATCGGAACTTCGATCTTTGACGAAACCGCATCGTTTTGATAGATATGCCAAATCGCAGCAAGAGGACCTACCGCATTACTTACATCATTTGCTCCATGTGCAAATGATGTACATATAGATGTAAAGATTTGAAGATATCTGAACGTATATTCAACACGGGAATCATATTCAACAATTTCAGTAGATGTCTCTACAGGAACAATTTCAGTAGATGTCTCTACAGTAACAATTTCAGTGGATGTCACAGGCAATGATGGCTCAGACAATGCTAATATCTTCTTTTGTAAGAATGGAATTGCGCAAGCAGAAAGAAGAGACGTTCCTGTAGCAATACATATAGAAACCCATGACGTTGTTGAAACATCCCACATTATTTTTGAACCCGCCCCCTTAGATAACACAAAGAATGACTCAATAAAAAAGGTCAAGAATACAATAGGCGGTAAGAAATAAATCGACCGCTGTACACTATGTTCGCTATTAAAGATAAAATAACGAATGAAAGAATAAAAGCTCCCAGATATTACACCTGTGATAATAGGAGACGATACCCATGAAATAATAATAGGAACAAATCCAGCTACATAGGGGAAGTCAGGAATAGATTTTATCCAGACAACACCATCTATACCCTTATAGACGAGAGAAAATCCCATAATTCCTCCTACAATACTATGGGTTGTAGACACAGGAAGACCAAGATATGTCGCGGTATAGAGCCACGTTGTTGAGCCAGCAAGAGCGCACAACATTCCATACATAAGCACGTAAGGTTGTGCTTTGAAGTACGCAACATTCGAAATACTACCAGCAAGAGTATTTGTTACAGGGCTACCTAATAAAAGAGCACCTGATAATTCAAAGATTGATGCTAATACAATAATTTGAGTAACAGTTAATACTTTTGAACCATACGTTGTTCCAAAAGAATTGGCTAAATCGTTACTTCCAATTCCACACGCATCAAAAAATGAGTTAATAGCTCCAGCAACAAGAATCCAGGTATACATCCTAACTTAACAAGTATGTATTTATTTAGGCTTTGATGGTTCATGACATTAAATACAATTCTCAAACGCTTCGATCTTGCCTGTACCCATCCAATAAGTCTCTACACGCCCAGCCCATCCATTTTCTTCGACTACGCGAAAATGAATGTGCGGCTTCAGCTCACCCTTCATCGGTACAGTGTATGAACGCGGCGGCCCGCGAACCTTGAGAACCGCATCGCCCTGCGCATTCGCAGTGGCTACACCCGCATTTTCATACTTTCCGTATGCTACTTTGTAGTCACTGAGAGGATCTCCGCGCGCAGGCTCAGATGCCCAATAGACAACCTTAGCATTCGGAACCGTACGTACAGTTATTTCTTCAGAGGCTCCCTGAGGAACTTTTGTGGCGAGTGCGCCAACAGGGAAGACTGTCGGGGCCAAAAACGGTAAATATGTATCACGACTGAAGAAGAGGAAGAGGGCTGAGATGCCTACAAGCACATAGACTGAACGCGTAAGCATTCCCTTTCCTAAGAGACTTAAGACAAGATCACGCTGAAGTACGCCAACTGAGAGCCAATTCAGACCGCCAACCAGTACGAGTACTGTGGCTAGCATCGTTACCCACTTCCACATGAAAATATTGTCAGCGCACATTTCTACTATACATACAGAAATGAAGTCGCCCGCATGTACACAGAATAAATGGGGCAAAGGAACAACAACAGATCGTGTGCCTGATACGGATGCGTCAAAGGAGATGAAGGCGCGTCTAGCAGCAGTTATGGCTGAGCGTGAGAAGCAGGATTGTATGTGGACTGCGCCTGTAAAAGTTGAAGAAAAGCCAGTTGTAACTTTAATCTCTAAGAAGTAAATATAATGAAGCAAGATCGTGTCAAAGCAGAAAAGAAGCGTTTAGTTGCTGCTACCCGGCGGGTAACACGTGCGAAAAAGATCCTTGCTAAGGCTAACAAGGCGCTGAATGTTACGAAGAAGCGTATTGTTGTTGCTAAGGCTGCGCAAAAGCAGGCGGCTAAGCAATACCGGTGAGACTTAAAATTAACGAAGCTCAAAAAGCTTCGTTAATTTTAAGTCTCACCGGTAACTCAAAGAGCCTTCTTATTTTTAAATAACGTCTTCCTGTGATGATCTTAAAATTAGTCGTAGGACATTTATTGTTTAGCACGAGTGTACCGTTTAGATTTAGCAAGCCGCCGATTTTTCTTAGTGGTGCGGCGCTTAAGACGCCTCCCTCCATGTTTGTTTTTTAAAGCACTATCAAATAAATCAAGAACTTTATCACATTTATCTTTCATATCTTTATCATTTGTATCATTTGTATTTTGGTATTTGGCATTCGCAATTAAGTAAGCTGTAAGTTTGCCAGATGTAGCTTCAACATCAGCACCTTTTTCAATCAATAATCTAACCATTTCTAGATTACAATTATCGCTCGCATACATTAAAGCTGTCTTTCCATCCTTATCGAATTCATTTACATCAGCACCAAAGTATATTAATTTCTTAGCAGTCTCATTGTGCTCATTAAAAATAGCATATAGTAAAGGCGTCATTCCTGATTTTTCGTTCTTAGCATTTAGATGTAAATTTTTAGAGAAACTAAGAGGGATATTATCTTTAGTTGCGCTACGAACTTTTTTTAACAGTTCGTAATCAGGCATTAATATTTTTATATTATTAGGACCGGTAGTAGCCATCTTACTATATACCGGTGATACTTAAAATTAACGAAGCTCAAAGAGCTTCGTTAATTTTAAGATCCATCACCAAATTAGTCGTTGGACATTTATATAAAGTCACGACGTTAGATTAACTAAATAAAGTCACACCCTCTACGCGTAAAGGTGTGAAATACTGTCATTCACAACCTTTTTCTTTAGGAACATCTCAGCGTGCTCCTTCTTCACTACAAACGGGAGGTGGAAGTTAGGAATGTGAAACGGCAGCTCCTTCGTATTGAAGATACGCAGCATATTGATCTTCTGCGTAATCTGCTCAATCGACCGCTTCAGCTCACGTACACCACTCTCCTCCTTCGCATAGTTCTCAATGATGAACTGGATAACCTCCTTGGAGATACTAACCTTCTCATCCAGATTGACTTCCTTGAGGGCGGCGGGTACAATGAAGTTCTCAGCAATCGCAAGCTTCTCCTTGGATGAATAGCCCTGTAGGTTGATAACCACCATGCGATCAAGAAGCACACGATCAATCTTACCGAGATCATTGCCACTGAACGCGAACATCACCTTGCTCAGATCAAGTGGAACACCTGACAGATACTTATCCTCGAAATCACCATTCTGGACGGAGTCCGTAAGATGGATAAGCAGGTTCTGAACTTCCTCTCCCTTCGGGGTCGCTGAAATCTTATCGAGCTCATCAAACATAAGAACCATTGACATGCTCTTCGCAGCAATAAGAGAGTTTACTATCTTACCACAATGGCTGCTCTCATACACAAGCTGGTGACCCGTATATGTGCTCGCATCACTGTCACCACCAAGTGAGATAAACTGGAACGGCCAGTTAAGAGCCTTCGCAATACCATTCTTGATCAGGCTCGTCTTGCCAATACCAGGAGGGCCAGCAAGCAGAAGGCTCATACCACGCGCAGTCGGATTAGAGATCTTGCTAGCAATAAACTGGAGTACCTGAAGCTTCGCCTCTTCCTGACCATAGATAGCATCACCTAGACACTTTGTCGCACGGTTCATGAATGCTGTACACGCTTCAGTGCCATCGTCAACCTTTACAGGAATATCCCTGTAAATACCGAGAGGAAGACTGGTGAGCTTCTCTAGCCACGCACGCAGCTTGAAATACTCTCCTGAACTGGTATCCAGCGTCTGAAGAGAATTGTACTTTGAGAGGACTAGGCTCTGCGTATCCTCAGGCAACTTCATCGTGAGGATCTTGAACATCAGGTTCTGAGACGCATCAGACGGAGGCTTACGCTCAAGAGCCTTTACAAGCGCGGCCTGCTTTTCATCTGAAAGGCTCTTGAACTGATCGAGCTGATCATCAATCGTATTCTCTTCAACAGGGTTCGTTACGAGCTTGAAGAACTTATTCACGATCTCATTCTCCTTCTTCATGACGTGACGCTTTGGCTTCATGCGATCCGCAAAGGAATTGTCAGCAAATCCACCGATGTTGATGTGAATACCATGCGGGCCATTCTCGTCCTCCTCATACTCTTCCTCATCCTCTTCATCATATTCATCATCCTCGTCCTCCTCGTCCTCCTCATCCTGCTCCTCATCCTCCTCTTCCTCTTCCTCCGTTTCACTCTCAACCTTCTTGGCTGGCTTCTTCTTACGAGGTGCCTCTTCCTCGGAATCACTCTCCACCTTCTTGGCCAACTTCTTCTTTGCTGCGTGACGCGCCTCCTTCTTTAGGTAAGTCTGCTGAAGAATGCGCTCACGGGCCTTTAGAGCAGCCTTGCGCGCACTACGCTTGATCTCAGACTTCTGTTCAGGAGTGAGTGCGCTATCGTCAGTCTCGCCATCCGACTCATCCTCATCTTCAGATGAGTATGCGATCAGATTATTAATATTTCCACGACTATCAACGCTCTCATCATCATCGTGATGAGATGCGCCGCTCTTCTTTACTGTGTTCTTACGAACAGGTTGCTTGCGACCGGGAGCCTTGTCCCCCCCGTCACCAGCCTCCTTAGCAGTAGTTGCGCGCGTCTTAGACATACTATTAGAAACTCGGTTTGTCATCTTAGGATAAACGCGTATATGAAAAAACTAGGATGCTCGTTACAATCAATTTTTACCGGTGCGACTTAAATTTAACGAAGCTCTTAGAGCTTCGTTAAATTTAAGATCTATCACCAAATTAGTCGTAGGACATTTATTTTAACGAAACTAAAGTTTCGTTAAAATAAAGTCACGACGTTACCGGCGACCACCACCGCGACGCTGCTTGCGCATAGTCTGTCTCTTGCGACGCGTCAGGCCGCTGATGGCCCGATCCGTACGCTTTGTAACAGAGTTTCCAATCTTATTTACAGCATTGATACTGCGCTGAACAATGTTACGCGTGGTATTTGTAACAATACCAACACTGTTGCTCGCAAGGTGTAAAACTTCTCCAATCGGAGAATACAGACGCGATACAAGTCCCTTGCCACTCTTAGTATTCCTCTTAGTATTCCTCTTAGTATTCCTCTTAGTAGAACGATTGACCATATTTACTATATTATATATATATTTTTTAAAGTCACGACGTTATACAACCTTCAGAATATCATAGATATCCATCAGAATAAATCCACATTTGGGCGAGCAGCTTATATACTTTTCCTTATTTAGCTGTAAATCATTATGGAGAATATTAAATATAGGCAGTATTGCTTCACGCGCTTTCCGTGAAAACAGAGTGGATCGTCCCTTAAAGATCGCAGTCATTCGAAGTAGACAATCTGTATACTCTTCTACAAGAACCCGCTTATCTGCGACTTGAGCCGCATCCTTAATAAGTGTAATAAGCTTCTTGAATGTTGAACAGAGAATGGAGAGCGGAAGAATTTCCTGCTTTGCTAGCTCTGACAGAAACTGACTATAGCCCAGCCTATATTTCTTCTCCGTATTCTTTTGTACAAATACATTGTAGTCTGTTACAGTATCTTCTGTAATCTCATCAAAGATAACAAGATAGTTATCACTCAATAAATTCATCTCCTCGAGAATAACAGTATACTTGCTGGAAATTTCAGAAAGAAGTCGCGCATAGAGTGGACAGAAGACCTCTTCTGACGCTGCTTTCTTGAAAACAAGACGCATAAAATCGCGAACAAATTCCTGTAGATCAGCCTCACCGCCCCCCAAGATTTGATATAAGAAATCACGTACATCTGGATATGTCACTTGGCTAAATTTATTGAGTTTGGAGAGGATAATATTATTCAATATTTTCTCTTCTACAGGCTGACTGCTATTGCGAAATCTACTCTGGTAACGCCCTGATGAAGGAGGCGGACCGTCCGTAGTTTGCTTTAGTGGCGCCGCAGGTAGAGGAGGAGGCGCAGCCTTTCTCCACTTCTGCTGAGGCTGATATCCCCCAGAACTTCTCCTCCAGTCCGTCGTAACTGCTACGTTCCGGACTGATGACCCACCCATTTCTGCCAACCCCTGAAGACCTGCAATTCTAGCACATATGTCTTCGGAGGGTCTATCAACACTGGCTTGTAATGAGAGAAGGGTAATGAGAAGGTTCTGTATTTCGGGAATAGACATTGCTATAAAAGTGGACATACTCTTTTCTCTAGAATTCTCCACACCTCAATTTTAGATGGTTGCGGCTTTATTACTGAATTGCTTTTAAGCTACTCAATAGAATGTTTGAATGTCTTGAAACTACATTAGGATTAGAGACACAAGCAAGTAAAATTATTCTTCATCATATGCTTGATCGTGCTGTTAAAATGACCCCGCAAATTACAGTTATTCGCAGTCTGCGTACACAGTCATTTGAATGGAATGAAATTGTAAAACTCGAAGCAAAATGTGTGACTTATTTCGAAAACACAGATGTCACAAAGACTGATACAATTGGGCAACTTTCATTCCAAGATGACTATTTTCGCTCATTAAATCACTTCCCTTTTATTCTTATTGCGCTGTCTCTTTTTAAAATCTACATGGTCCCTGCGATGGCAATTTTCATGCCTATTCTAGCATTTATTCTTCCCTACGTAGTCATTCGGTATATGTATAAAATTCCCATGACACTCGAAAGGTATTTTGGTCTACTAAAGGGATTGTGGGCAGGTAAATCGGATGGTTCGTGGGTTCAGACAGGTGTTTTTCTTTTTAGTCTGGTACAGGGAATAATACAACCTGTACAGAACGCTATTCATTATAACACAACAGACAAAGTAATTTGCGAGATTGGCGATGCTATTCTTCAAGTTAGAAAGCATGTACTATCGCTGCGTGAACGGTTTGAAGCAACAAATACACCCTTTCATTTGAGTAGAATTCTGAATGAATTTCCTGCGGATGACCCTCGCCGCTGTTTCATGATGGTCTTTGAAAATCCTATTCTTCTTAAAACGGTTTTTGAAAACTTAGGAGAACTAGAAGTGCTCTGGAAGATTTCGCAACACCCCTCTTTCTGCGAAGTGAAGTTTATTGAGCCTCACCCTGAAGGAAGACCCTATCTTCATATCGAGGGTCTACAGGATCTGTCAATTCCCCTGGAAAACAGAGTTCTTTCCAGTGTGAAACTCGACGGCACATCGCATCACTGTCTTGTCACAGGGCCAAATGGAGGTGGAAAGTCCTCTTCTATGCGCGCAATTCTTCAGAGTGTCGTGATTGCGCAAACATTTGGTGTAGCTTGTGTAACTTCTATGACACTGCGCCCATTCAAATGGATTTCATCGGGATTAACTCTTCATGATACTCCTGGCGTGAAGAGTATGTTTCAGACTGAGGTCCAGTTCGCCGCAAAACTCTTACGAAAGCGGCGTGGCCCTGGTCTCATCTTATATGATGAACTTTTCCATAGTACGAACCCTCCTGATTGTGTTCGCACTGCTACTATTTTTATGCGACAGTTATGGAAGCGAAAGAACATTGCTAGTTTTCTCAGTACGCACGTATTTGAACTTGTCGATGCTGCGCCGCCTGAAATACAAAAACTTTGCGTATCTGCTAGCTATAATTCTGAAAAGAAGAAGTTGGAGTTTTCTTATAAGCTCTCAAATGGTATTTGTAAACTTTCCAGTGTCTATTCTATCTTAAAACGCGAAGGACTAATAACGGCACAACGGTGAGACCTACCGGTGAGACTTAAATTTAAGATCCATCACCAAATTAGTCGTTGGACATTTATTTTAACGAAACTAAAGTTTCGTTAAAATAAAGTCACGACGTTAAAGTCACAAGTTTAACTTTCCGCGTTTGAACAAGTCCGGTAAAAAACAAACTAAGATGAAGAAATGGCAGTCGGTCTCAGTGAATCAGCTACAATCGGCGTTCTATTATTACTTATCTTCGGTGCTATTTCATTCTATCTCTACTCCCGCATCAACTACACTGAAAAGCGCATGAGCCTTATGGAGAACATGCTTCTCGATATCAAGGTGGGTCTTCAGATGACAACAAAAGAAGAGGCTGAATTTATACCTGAACCGGTTGGCGCGCCGACACCTATGGAAACGGAAGAGGCTGAGGTCTTACCTGAAGAGGAGACGTACTACCAGAGTGTTCTACAGCAGGCGCAGGCGCAGACTGCGCCCGAAGCTGATGTAGCTTCTGAGCCTGTTGTTCAGCAGCAAGCATCTGTCACAGTCAATTATGAATCCATGACGAAGGATGAATTAATTGCTCTTGCTGAGAAGCGTGGTGTTAAGATGGGTAAGCGCCCCGGTCGCAAGGACCTTATTGCGGCACTCCGCAAGCCTGAGGATGTTCCTGGCGCTTCGCCTACATCAGAGATCTTTCCGCTGGCTGCGCAGCTAGAGCAGGTTGGTGACGAGGCTGAAACTCTAGAATAAATAAAGTCACGACGATATAGGATGGACTCGAAATTATTCAATCTTCCAAAAAGTCATGTATCTAAACCCTCTATGACGGGGGGTCTTCCCACAGAAGACTCCAGATTTCCAGGATGGGCTGCGGTTATGACAGATGGTCGTCTAGTAACAGATTATCGGTCCAGCCGCGAAACAAATATTCCTGTTAGAGCACAGGAAAAGACACGTATTTGGTTACAACAAAATGCGGACGAGATCATTCGGATTTCGCGCACAAGAGCCGCCCAAAATACAGGAATGATCTATGGTCTTGATAAGGATACTCTGGTACCGGCTGCTTCATTTATAAAATGCTCTGCCGCATCATGTGAGCGTACAGAGGGCGCACTACATGGAATTGGCACGGAACGCATAGAAGAAACTCCGTATCTTTTTGGAACCTATGAAGCGCCTATAGGGCTAAGAATGGCTCCTAGCCCTAAGACGCCGTTAACACGTCATTCAGAGGGAGGACGTAATTCTCTACGTTAACGTATTAAACAAAACCTCGTATTACATATAAATGTCAGTGGTCCTTTCCTTTGACATTGGTATTAGAAATCTCGCCTGGTGTCTTATGAAGAAGACAGGCACACAATCAACTATTCTTGGATGGCAAAATTATGATCTTCTTCGAGGAGAAGGTAATGAAGTTGTAGTCGATGTCGCTAAATGTTCAACCTGTACTTCGAAGGCTATTTATTCACATGGAGATGTGAACACGTGTGTTCGCCATTGTCCCGCAAGCCACCCTGCGCTTCGTGATCTCAGTGGAAATCTTCTCAAGAAGATACCTGTTCTACCACTTACAAAACTATTGCTAGCAGGGCGTGGGATCGTCAAGGGCGTATCGACAAAGGCTGGCGCAGAAACGCAGCTTGCTACCCTCTATAGTTTACCTATTCCCAAAATCAAGGTGAAGAAGGCTCTTCATACTGAACTCACTATTCTTCACGATGCGATCCGCAAATTTATTATTGACCAGCTACCTCTGTTTAAAACTGCGACCCACATTGTTCTGGAAAATCAACCTGTGCTAAAAAATCCCACAATGAAGTCTGTACAAATTCTCTTATTTGCTACTCTCCGAGATCTACTCCAGCCTAATCCTCCACAACTATCTCTTGTTCATGCTGGAAAGAAGGTACAGGGAGAAACAAAGGGCGATGAGGGATACAAGGATCGCAAACAAGCATCAGAAGCCCGTGTACGCAAGATTTTACAAGATACTACAAATGAGAGTGCGAAATGGCTAGCATTTTTTGGAGGCCATGCGAAGAAGAATGATTTGGCCGATGCTTTTTGTATGTGTGTGGATAAATTGGCCTCATAATTAACATAGATGAAAAAGATGGCGCCGCCCCCTCCTTTCCGGTTTTATATTATTTTTCATAAGTTTATTACTAAAGTTGCTTATGAAGAATTAAACCATTTTTATCTTGAAAAATATTGTCGATTTTTCGCAGTGAATGGATCCATTCAAAAATGTGTAGATGAAATAATCTATCCTCTCGTCATTGAAGAACGAAAGCTTCCAAATTATAATCCCTTCTTTCAGCATAATAAGTTCTGCGAGACAAGTGTAATTTATCACACAGTAATGAATGCTGAACTTCTTCTAAATCCTTATGAATTTGTTGGATTTCTTCAATATGATATGGTTTTAAAGAATGAAACGTTTCAGAGAATTGAATATACACTCGAAAAGGTGGAAAATCCAGAGAAGAAATTATTTGTATTTTTCTGTGAGAATAGTGCACGTCATTTGAATCAGGGTATTATGTTTCAAGGCTGGGTACAGATTGTTGAAATCTATAATAAAATGTTTTCAACCACGCACACACTCCAAGATGTTCTAAAGTCGGATATTCCTCTCTATCATACATATCTTGTCCCGAAAGTTATTTTAAAGAAGATGGTACTGTTCGCAGATAAAGCGATCCCCCGCATATTTGAATTATTAAATCATGATACACATTATTTACCCTATCATATTGAGAGATCACATGGTATTTTCTTAGCATTCCAAACAATGGATGGTCATATTGATACATGGATCATGTTATCCGGCATAGAACATCGAGATAATTTGAAAGATCCATGGCAAGAAATTGAACATGCGAAACGATCTCAGATTTAGCGCGTCTTAATGGAGTTTAAAAAAGACAAACTAAAACGAAGAAAGAAGATGGCGGGTATCAGTCTACATGAAATGGAAGAGGTTGCTATCAATTTCAATTCCGATTTTGGAAATGTAATTGATATTGGAGGCATGGGTGGCGACAGTCTTGGATTAGGAATGCTCGCAAATCCGAGTAAGACAGTTACAATAAATGAGCAGTCTTCATGGAACAGCGGTTCCGGCGGTGGCGGCTTGTCTGAGGTAGAGGTTACAAATATGGATGCTCCGCCTCCTGTTACTCTGAATTTCACACATGCTGCTCCTATTGATCTTGAGTTTAAGCAGGCTGAGACTGATAAGACCAATTTCTTTAGCAACAATCAGACCGCATCGGGCCCATCGATTGCTCTAGCACCCGCATCCTCTCAGCGCGACCCTGTTGAAGAGAAGAAGGAGAAGATTGAGTTTCTTAATAAGCTCCAGCGCCTCGAACAAAAGGGATTTCCTGTAAGCCGCCGGTTTACAATGGATAATGGCTTGGACGAGATCAAGCAAGAGTATATGCGCCTTGTGGATGCTCGTAACTTAGAGGTGTCTCTCAAGTTTCAGCGCCAGGCGATGATTGGCGTAGTCACGGGCATGGAGTGGCTCAATGGACGGTTTGACCCCTTTGACATCAAGCTTGATGGATGGTCCGAGTCCGTTCACGAGAATGTAGAGGATTTCGATGAAATCTTCGAGGAACTATATGACAAATACAAGGATCGTGGAAAGATGCCGCCCGAGCTTCGCCTTATGACAGCGCTCGCAGGTTCAGGATTTATGTGCCACATAAGCAATACGTTCTTGAAGTCGCGCATGCCGAGTGCTGATGATGTTCTACGTCAAAATCCTGATCTTGCTCGTCAGTTTGCGGCGGCGGCGGCTAATTCTGCGGGTCCTGGGTTTGGAAATTTCATGGGCATGGCAATGGGTCAGACACAACCGCAACAGCCGTCCGCTGGTGCTTTCTTCCAGGCGAGTGGTGCGCAACAGCAGCAACAGCGATCTCCTCAGGCCGTCGCGTCTGTTGAACAAGAACAGCCTGCTAGACAGACGGCTCGTCGTGAAATGAAGGGGCCGACTGGCGTTGATGATATCTTAAACGCATTTCAGCAGGCGAGAGAGCGTGAGATGAATGAGATCCCTCAAACAGCGGCGCCACAGTCAGCTGTGGCGGCGGCGGTTGAGATCCAGAGTATGGGATCTGATGATATTCAGAGTGCTGTAGAAAGCACGCGTACAGGTCGTACAGGCGGTGGTCGCCGCAGACGCCAGGCTGTTGGAAATACGCTCAGTTTAGCGGTTTAATGATTGTAACGTCGTGACTTTATTTTAAGGAAGCTTTAGCTTCCTTAAAATAAATGTCAAACGACTATTAATCCGTCGCATCTCTAATTTAAGGAAGCTTTTTGAGCTTCCTTACATTAGAGATACGATGGTATGCGTGCCATATTTGTCATGTAGATTTGTTGAATATCGAATGGTTCTGTTTCTGTTTCTTTAGTAACTGGTTGTGTTTTCGCAAGTTTATCCGTTAATTTTCTGTAAATATCTGATTCTTCTGGTGTCAGACTATTTCCAGAAGGATTTTGAAACGTTTCTGATAGAAGATTTCCCTCTCTCTTCAGTAAAAACATTGAACTGTTTTCATTGAAAAGAAACCGCAGCATAATAATAACGATAAGTGATAACCAAAAGGCGACAAATACATTGCGTGTTGCTACGAATACAACGACAAAGATGAGCACTGCGCGCACCCATGTATGTTGAAAAAACTTTTCTTGTTCTTTCGTGACTTCCATGGCGAGAAAGCGACCACCCAAGTTAAGAAGTAACATCGTTATTCCGATGAAATAAGGATTAGTATTAAAGCCTATTAGACTTGCTTCGAGGGGATTTAGTACTTGTGTTAAAACTGGAGTAGCAGCTGCTGCGAAACTCATCCTGTCTTGGACCACGGTTTAATAAAACGAGGAATATCCATAAAATAGAAAAAGACCGCGAGTGCTACCATCAGAGCTATTTCCTCTGATATCATAGCGGCTATCAATAAGAAAATAACTAGCAATAGTCTCCAGATGGGATATACGTAGAGACTAACTAAACTTTGAGGGTATGAAGTTTGTATTAGAGCACCATAGTAAAGGTTCCATATGAAGAATAGACCTGTTACTATAAAAACTAATCCGGGAGTTACTTTTATCATTGGCTCTTTCTCTAACGACGTGATTTTATTTTAATAATTAGATGATCTTGTATCTTGCGATCTAACCTCATTATCATCTTGGACTGCTGATGTCTCTACTCTGTCTTCTTCAATAGCAATCGGGTTCTCTTCTAATAGCTTTTCCACAAACCACTTTTTATTATTCGATACAATTTTTACATTGTATTCATTCATAAAATTTTCCTTCTCTGTGGGTATAGATAGAACAACCGCAATAAATACGGCAAAAAGAAGACCGTTAACCCAATTTGTATACATAAGAAGAGCAACAAGAGCAGCAAAAAGTAGAACACGTCCTGGAATTGTAGTCAGTTGCTTACGAATGTCTACAGGAATAGAGCCAGGGAATACAATTCCAAGTACGAGAAGAATAACAAATAAAACTTCAGCATGTGTTGATTGTTTCTTTGAAAAATCGACAAGTATATTTCTTACACCACCAATCATGGCCGGAGGTGTGGGCTGTGACATCTGTTTACCGTCGTGACTTTATTTTAACGAAGCCATTATTTTACGGAAAATAAGTTCTTAATTGAAGATCAGAGTGGGGCGATGGACTATTGCTTCTTGCAGGACGTATTTCCAAATTTTAAAAATAATATGGATGGCTCTACAGAAGCTAATATTTCTGTCGGCTGTACTGACATAAAATCTGCTGCGCGAGCTCGAAAGGAGCAGAAAAAGAAGGCGAAGAAATGTAAGGATCCGTCTTTACGTTATCTTGAACCTGAAGGTGACATGGAACTGCGCGATCCTGATAGACCCTTTCTTCCATTAAATAAAGCAACGGAGATAGCTGAACTGGCTTCTCCCGGAGCTACATCTGTACCCGCATACTTTGGAGCTTCTGAAGAGGATACTAAGATTGAAGGGTTCGCAGCATATGCGAATACGATTGGCGAGGATCCATCTTACACCGCAATGCCATCAAGTACGGAGATTGAAGTTAAGTCTATGCTCGATAAGAGCTCGGGAGGATTACTATCTGGTCCATCTCTGAATGACGCATGGAAGCCTCTAGCACCTGCTGGAGCCCGTTCATCATTCTTTGAGCAAATTGATGAGCGGAAGGTTGAGCCAAGTCCTAGGAATAATAATGTTACTGATAGTGAAATCTCAAAGAAGATTGATAATATTTTTAATCGGTTAGATCAACTTGAAGCTGAAAGACGCCAGTCTACACAAACCGAGGTTCTCTTGTTTGTGGGGAGTGGATTAGCACTTTTGCTTTCATTGGATCTACTTTCTCGCGCGCGCTAATTTATGAGTTAGACGCTTTTTAGTAGCTTTGAAGATTTTTCTTGAGCCGCCACTTGTTTTAGCTGCTGGTGCTTTTGCTGCTCTAGCATCCGCCGCCTTAGCAAGAAGAGCTCTTTTTGCTGATGCTGCTGCTGCTTTTGCTGCTGCTTCTTTTGCTGCTGCTTCTTTTTTTATTCTGTTTGCTTCTTCTATACGTTTAGCAACAGCCCCAGGACCTCCAAGCTTTTCTTTCGTAATTGCCAATGCTTGTAATGGTGAAAGTACTGTTGCTACCTCTTGTGATGGTGCTACCTCTTGTGATGGTGCTACCTCTTGTGATGGTGCTACCTCTTGTGATGGTGCTACCTCTTGTGATGGTGCTACCTCTTGTGGTTTCGCCTCTTGTGGTTTCGCCTCTGCTAATGTCTCCTGCTTAATAACTGGAAGGGGTAAATTCAAGTCCTCATTTTTCTTATCTTCAGGTGTCCAAATTAACTCATAATACTTAAACTTTTTTCTCGTGAGTTTTTTAAGACCCTTTATATATTTCTTTGTACCATTTAACAAAGTAGGCTGACTGTTCTTAATTGTATCTAATACAGATGATATTATTTTATCAGTATCTTCTGTAGCACCTGGTTTATCAATAGCATTTAATACTTTTGATAAACCATTCAGATATTTTTTATGTTTAGGTTCTTCCATTTCTAAAGAGACTAGATAAATTAGGTTGACCGCCTAGTCTTTCTCTTATTTTTACTAGTTCTCTTCTTCTTATTAGTTTTTCGTTTATAACCACCTGTTTTAGTATTCTTAAGATGTCCTAACTTTGTAGCTATCGTATCTGGATTTTTACTAGCTAACATTAAATATTTGTTTTTTGCACACCCTTCAACCGATATTTTATTACAATTTATATAAGTCTCATAGTTTCTAGTATCTAAATTATAAACAATTGGTAAAAGTTTTAGACATTGTAAGTTCTCCTTTTTAATACCAGTTATATCTGATAGCTTGTCTAGATCATCTACAAGCTTTGAAGTAACACGATCATGTTCTCGCCGGGCTAGTTCAGCAGCTTTTTCTTTAGCAGCTTGATCTTTAACAGTTTTTTCTTTAGCAGCTTGTTCGTTCGCAGCAGCTTCTTTAGCTAAATCCAATGCTTGCTTATGGTCAGCCTCCGCTTTAACTAGAGCAGCAGCAGCAGCAGCCGCTGTAGCTTGCGCTTTAGCTTTCTCATCGGTAGTACTCTTGGGGTTATTATTAACAGTATCTAGATTTACTTGAGCAGCAGCATTTGCTGCTCTAGCAGCAGTAGCTGCTGTAGCAGTAGACGTAACCATCTTTAAAATAGCAGGAATAGCAGCAGCAACAGCTGTTCCTGCTGCTCCTACTGCTGCTACTACTTTTGTAACTAATGATGTAGGTTTTTTAGCCGCTTTTTCAGCCGCTTCTTTAGCAGCTTTTTCAGCCGCATTTTCAGTAACCGCAGCCCCCTCTTTTTTAGCAGCCGCTGCAGCAGCTTTTTCAGCCGCTTCTTTAGTAGCAGCTTTTTCAGAAGCTTCAGTAGCAGCTTTAGCAGCCGCTTTTTCAGAAGCTTCAGTAGCAGCTTTAGCAGCCGCTTTTTCAGAAGCTTCAGTAGCAGCTTTAGCAGCCGCTTTTTCAGCCGCTTCTTTAGCCGCTTTTTCAGCCGCTTCTTTAGCAGCTTTTTCAGCCGCTTTTTCAGCCGCTTCTCTAGCAGCTTTAGCAGCCGCTTCTCTAGCAGCTTTTTCAGCCGCTTCTCTAGCAGCACTTATAGTTAACTTTCCAGTGGCAGCTCTAAGAAAACTTGCCATACTTATACTCCTATCCTTCACCTAAGAATAAATAAATAGAAACTCAGGATACTTCTTTTCAAGCTCTCCAATAATTGTACGAATGACCGGACCATACTCAGTAATCTTAGGATCCTTCTTTACGATTAACTGCATAAAATTACGTCTATCTAACTTTTTATGTATAACAATTAAATCTACATGTAATTTATCGTTACTAGGGACTAAATCAAGGTATTTTAGATGTATAGTTGTAGGGTTTGCGATCTCATGTAACTCAGACGGCCACCCAAGAAACTCTACATCGGGCTCATTGTGAGGTTCAAAGTCATACATATGATCATCTACAGGGTTCATCAAAAAATAGCTATAGATCTTCGTTAAAAACTTGCGCGTCTCTTCACACTCTCCCACCATAGAAACGGTTGTATCATCAAAGCATTTAGTTTTTATCATATTTTCTAGAAATACAGAAACTTCAGATGGCCAAGAACTGCCAAAAATAGTTTGTAAATTACTCGGTGTTAAATTTAAATAATTTAAGAAGTCGGCTTCACCCTTTGAATATAGTTGAGACTTCCAGTTTTCTATGACTTTAAGATTAATAGTAGGGTTGCGAAATCTTTGTTTTCTTCCTTGTATATATGTGTCTATAATCTCAGATCTTTCAAAATCAGATCTATCCTCACTATCTCTAAATAATCCTTCAGTTGATGGAATACCATATACATCTCCATCTAAATCTGAGCAAATTAGAGGCGGCTCTTCTTTCTTTATAATTCGCATAATCATAATATGATTATCATCCGATGAACTTAGTACATCATCCTCAATTATATGATCACTATAGAAAACTGTAAAGAGTGTTTGACATTGATTGGCTATTATCTTTGAAGTAGGAGGGACAAATGAACTTTGTGAGAAAATATTTAAGTATGTCTTAAACCCTTTGTCGTCATCCTTTCCTGGATTGTATGAAAAAGATTTAACTTTATCTACAAGTAAACTCGGTGTGAGTGTATTTTCTGTATTTTTTACACGGTCTTTATGTGAAAATACAAACCCATCATATCTACCGGCTTTAACTGGTAATATAATATGCGACGGATTTAATAGTTCGGTATGAGTATCATCTATAGTCCCCTTTCTTCTAAGAATAAATACAGAGTTTGGATTTTTTTCTTGTAGATGAAGAACACTGTAGAGTAATTTAGGATCTTCAGTTTTACCAAAGAAGGGTGCCATAAAAATGAGAACTGTATTGGCTTTTAGTTTTTCGCCATCTGATATTATATCATTCATATATAAATATTCAAGAAATCTAAGATATTTTACTATATCATTATTGATCTGTGGAATAAGAATAAATGTTTCAGTTGTTTTAGGAAGAACCTCGACTAATAGATGATTTTTCGCACTTGTTGCGTCTGAACTTTTTTCTCCTGATTTATTATATTGTTGCCATTTTGGTGTTTGTCTAGCATTAAATGCTTTAATTTTATCATTGGGATCAGGATTAAATGATGTGACAAATTCAGTTAATCCCTCTAATAAATCAGATGGAATAACAGGTTCATATAATTCAACTTGATACAACTTTTTAGTTTGTTCAAGGACAAATGGTTCATCGTCAGGTGTTTTTTGCGCAGGTGCTGGTTGTTGCGCAGGTGTTGGTTGTTGCGCACGTACAGATTTTTTTCTAGCAGCTCTTAAGTTATCTAAAGCTTCTCTCGCAGTAGTTGCTCTTGCTTGCGCTTCAATAGAAGGAGCAGAAAGGGCTCCACCACGAATTACTTCAATAGATCCACCTACGTCTGGTAACAAACTAACATTCTCAGGTCCACCACCTGTCATTACACGGATAACAGCATTTTCTCCACCACCTCCTGGTAAAGCACTTGCGTTTATATTATGTCCATATGGTACATCACTCATCCTGATGCTTCTTTTGAAAAAAAAGACAAGGCTTAAGAATACACGCCATTCTTATGTAGACTTTATGACTGATACAACCCCCATTCAAGTTGATCCTGATCCTCAAACACGTCGCCGTAAGATACATTGTAAGCAGGAACTTATCGTATCTAGTTTACAGCGGTTCTATAATGAGCGTGATGATATTGATGATATTCTTCAGATACTTCAAGGAACATCAGCAATCAGTTTGCGTTTAATTGATTGGTTTGTAACAAATTATGCGAAAGCTCACAGCACTTCTTATATCATTGCGTCACAGGAATTTCTCGTCTATCTCAACTACAAAAGTCAGCTAAAAGCATATAGTAAGAAGCTATTTGATCCTTTTTGTCGTAGAGAGCGCATTATGTTTCAAATTGGAACTCATCCTACTTTTCTAACAACGGTCGGAAAACTCAACTTCTTCCGATGGGCGATTGAAAAGGGAATTCTGGATTATATCCGGCAACATCTTCAAGATATCGAGAAGGAGATGAATGTTTTTATGAGAGATATTCAAAAGGAGAAGAAATCTGTAACTCCCCCAAGTGCGTCAACCACCGCGTCCAGCGTATCTACTAGCGCAAGTATTCTCACAAGTTCTACAAAAAGTTCAACGCGTCGCCGTATTGCGGCGAAAGAAGTATCAACAGCGAAGATTATGCAGAAACATGATATGACTGTAGAAGTTCGGTTTGATTAATGTGATAACGTCGTTACTTTATTTTAAAATATTATGTCTAAATATAAATGTCATCTGTAGGCCGTCAGTTTTCTCAGCCGTTAACGAAGACCTTTGTTGCGAATGCTGTTGGTTATTCTAACACACTTGCTGCGATTGAGGCGAAACTACTTGCTGCTGATGCTAATTACGTGAAGCTTGGAAATGTCTACTTGCTCAGCACTAAAGCAGCATTGGGAACCTTTCTTGATAGTAATGATACCGGTGGTAGTGCGTTTGCTCAGTATGAGACGTTAATTGATATGGGGCGGGAAATTCACGTTGGTGTCGCGGGTATCAATGGAAATCTGCTCACTTTCCGTACCCTCAAGCGCACAAATGGACAGGATCTTGGTTCATCAGATGTCACTGGATTTGTCGTTGTTGCGAATATGGTCTCTAAAGACATCATTGCTAACACTTCTAGTTATTTCTTAGTCAAGGTCGCGCGCGTGTAAATTAACTGCGATAGTTTTTAGTAACATCATCTGACTTCGGTCGTAAAAGTTCATATGATAGAAGCGAATTCATTTTATTCACTTCAGCATATCCTTCTGGTATCCAACGGCTTGTAAACCCTCTTGCTAGCATACGCCGGGTCTCTGCGATCCCTCTTTCAGCCTCTTTATCTTCATAGACTACGCTTCGTAACTCACGAACCGCATTCCGTGGATCAAATGTAGGATCATACCGATCAAAATACGGGTTCATACCAAGCTGCGGCCCATTCGCAACAAACCCCTGGCTTTGACGGTAATTCGTCGCAGTTGACCTTGTATTTATAGGGTTCATGTCATGATGAGTAGTGGTTGCTAACTGTGGAGGATCTGTCTGCCATTGCTCAAAGAAGCGAGCATTGACTGTATCACGTGTAGAGGTTTCCTTTCTTGCCCGAAGTTGCATAGAGGGTGGAGGTATACGAGGCGGCCCAGCGTAAAGAAAAGGCTCGTTCATATCTAATTAGGAAGGGGTATGTTTATACTTGCGTTTATACACAAAAAAATAGAAGCACACACACCTATTCATGTTCTCCAGTTTTTCTTAACAGCCGGTGGAACATCACTTTTATCTATTGAGACTGATCCTGTCGCCTTTTGTAAAGAGAATGATATACCTGTTGCCAAAACATTCAAAGAAAAGAGTGTGGCATTTCTAGAAGTAGATCCAGCGCAAATACAGAAAGATACATTTTACTCATTCAATGAGCCGAATACGGAAGCATTTGAAGTCTGGCGTACATTTGTATGGGTTGGTACTCCAGGATCGGACCCTTGGACTGTAAATACTGCGCTTGACGCAATCTCTTTTTCTGGGATTAAAGTATCCACGCTGGCGGAGGCCGTTTTAAGGAATGTCGCGTATACTTAATATGAACAATAATCCGTTCCCAACTAGAAATAAGACACTGCGGCGATCTGCGTCATCTGATCTAAGTGGCGCACGAGTACGTACAGATTATGCGGTCAATGAGAATTTACAGAGACTTCTTGATTCGGAGTCAAGCATGGCATATAAGAAGCCCTGGCATCGTCTTGAGCGCGGCTTGCGTATTAATCGTATTCGCCAGTTTTGCCAAGATATGATGGAGAAGCGTCAATTAAAGCAGACAGAGACAGATGCGCTTTTTGCTCTTCTTTTGAAAGCGCTTGATAAGAAGATCCTGAATTCAAAGACCGCAGTGATTTATGACGTGGAGACTGAAAAGATCTCTGAGATCAAGCATCTTGTTATGCACCAGAATGCGGAAGGAAATGTGCTCTTCCAAATTGTTGAAAAGAGGAATGCGGTGACATTTCGTAAGAAGGCTGTGGTTGAGAACGCTGAGAGTTAATAAAGTCACCAAGTTACCTTAAGCGCTGACACGGAGATTAAGTAGGGAAGCCTTAAACTTGACACACAAACATGTTACGAAAATATCATAACATGTTTGCGCCCATTTCTGAGTTTATAGAGGATCACGCAGCCATTTCTTGTTTTACGAGCCATCCAACTCTTCAATCCCAGTGGAAAGAGGAGATCGAAGATGAAGTTCTAGACGAAGTTAAGGACTTTATTCTTTATGGAGTTGAGCGTTTTCTAGAAAAAGCATCAAATAAGCGTTGGAGAGAAATGTCTGCTGATGATAAAACTGCGCATATTCAGACTATTCTGTCTCGACCCCAGGTTGCTCAGAGAACAGTGGATTGGTATCTTCAGGCTCAGCGTATGATAACTGCGAGCGAATTCGCATCTCTCTACGCATCCGAGCGCCAATACGCAAATCTTGTTCTCGCAAAGGCTCTTCCTCCTGTTTTACGGAACACTACTATGCGACTTGCGTGTGAGACCAGAGAAATGGGACCATTTGACTGGGGTATTCGGTTTGAACCTGTTGTAAAGCAGATTTTTGAGAAGAGGTGGGGTGTAACTATCTATGAAGCGGGTCGGATTACTCATTCAACAGATACGCGTCTTGCCGCAAGTCCTGACGGTCTTCTTTCAACAGGTGCTCTTTTGGAAATTAAGTGCCCTATTTCTCGAGAGATTGGGCGTGCTATTCCATTTGAATATTGGTGCCAGATGCAAATTCAGATGGAAGTCACGGATATAGATGAATGTGAATATGTGGAGGTGCGACTGGAAGCGTCGCACCCGAAGAAGATGACATATGAAAGGGCTGTGTCGCCAATTGATGAGGGGATTATGTGGCTTCTAAACAAAGAGTTTCAGTATATATATGCGTATACTGAGGCTGATCGTATAGAGAAGGAGGCTGGTGGTTGGGAGGTTCAAGAAGTCATCCCTTGGGCTCTGAATGACTTTCATCATGTAACTCTTCAGCGCGATCGTGAGTGGTTCAAAGAAACGGCTCATATTCGCGAACAATTTTGGAAGGATGTTGAGGCTGCGCGCGGAGGTACTTTCAAGTTACCACCGCCAACTACGCCGCGAGCAAAGGCGTGTCTAATTCAGGATTCGCCACCTGATCAAACAGCATAAAAGGAGTTTGATAATTCAGGAAAAGGCGCGGTATAGCTATCAGGCGTCTTGTGCTTGAAATTATTTGTGCGCTGCGCATATGACTCCGTTTTCTCTAGGACTTTTTTGGGATTGCGTTCATAAGATTTTTCATATGATAAGTCTGACGGCGCATCCGTTGTCGCGTCAGCTATAACACCGCGCAGAAGATGATACGGTTGGCGCTTATTATCAATATCAGCAGGCGCAGGCGCAAGCGCAGGCGAAGGCTCAGATACGCCAGTAACAGGAGTTTCAGCCTTATCTTCGAAAGGCTCTCTTACTTCAATGCGACCGCGAACAAGATAGTCAGACTTTTGTGAAACTAAAACGAGTAATAGAAAAGCAATACCTGCAAAAATAAGAAGTGTTGTTATTTCTTTCGAGAGCATTCTATCTTATTAACGTCGCGACTTTATTTTAACGAAACTTTAGTTTCGTTAAAATAAATGTCCTGCGACTAATTTGGTGATGGATCTTAAATTTAACGAAGCTCATAGAGCTTCGTTAAATTTAAGTCTCACCGGTATACCGGTGAAAGTTAAATTATCAAATTGTTAAATTGTTAAATTGTTCCATTTGCGTACATCAATGTCCATCGCTTGGCCTCTGCTTCATATTCCTCACGCTTTTCCATATAGATATGAGCAATCTCAGGTACAAATGGATCTTTTGGATTTGGATCCGTCAGAAGACTACAAATGCTCAACAAGACTTTACTAATTGTGAGCGCAGGTGACCATTGTCCTTTGAGAATATCAAGACAAATCATTCCAGATGAATTGATATTTGGATGATAAATCTTGGTCAGGAATTGGATATGAGGCGGCTTAAATGGATAATCAACCGGGAATTGTATGCGAAGCTTAAATACACCTCCTGTATATGGACTATCTTCTGGGCCCAGAATAACAGCCTCCCATTGATAAATATCACTTCCAATAGGTCCCGCGCTACAATTTGATGGGGGATCACTCTTCAGATCAATAATCTCTTTGTTAATTCGACGGAGTGCCATGCTGCTTTATGTATAGCGGTGCCTTCAAATTTAACGTTACCGGTGAGACTTAAATTTAACGAAGCTCAAAGAGCTTCGTTAAATTTAAGATCCATCACCAAATTAGTCGCAGGACATTTATTTTAACGAAACTAAAGTTTCGTTAAAATAAAGTCGCGACGTTAATCGCCTAAACATAAAACTCCATTTTTAACTAGAAATGCCGACTATTAAAGCAATCGCAACATTAGCAAATCAGCATGCGATTATTGATTTGAAAGTACTTCTGTTTACGCTGGATCTCTGGAATAGCCCTGCGCCAACAGTCTATGTTTTCTCAGATTTAATGTCAGCTCCTCTTATTCGCGCAATTCCATATTCTGGAAAGGTCCATATCAAGAAGGATGCGCTAAATGCGTATACAGGCTTGAATAGGATAGACATGGAAAGTCGCAGAGGCCGGCTTTTTGCGACGCTGTTTGCGGATTTCACTGCGGAAAAAACACATCTCATGCGCTGGGCTTTAGAAACCGAACCCGACGGTGTACTTTTCTGTGATGCGGATATCTGTCATCTCGCCCCTCTTCCCACTATTCCCGATGGAACGGACCTCGCACTCTCTCCTCATATGATACGTAAGTCAGATACGGACAAATACGGTGTTTATAATGCTGGATATCTCTGGTTTAAAAATCCTGAACTCGCTACTAAATGGCTTGATCTTTGTGAAACCAGTCGTTTTTTTGAACAGGGCTGCTTGGAGGACTTGGCTACAAACAGAAATCTCTATGAGTTTCCTGTACAGGTAAATTATGGCTGGTGGCGTCTATGGCAGGGAGTTCAGCCACCTGTAGTCTTAGAAGAAGAGTGGGGTATTTTTAGAGAGGAGGGTAGTTCAGGAATTACAGTTCAAAAGCAGCCTCTTCAGTCAATTCACACACACTGGTCTGAGAAATCAGATAGGGCCACGTCTGAATTTAACAAATGGGTTCTTTCGCAGCTAACTCGTCTCTCTTCAGGTAAAACTAAAAAGACAGCCGCGCTCGTACGTTTTCTCTCCAAAATTTGAAGAGGATCTTTCATGAAGTAGAGCTTCTAAAATGAGTTCGATCTTTCCAGGTATGGGAAAACCAACTATACCCGATAAAGATTTTGATAAATGGTTTGAACCTGAAGAAAAAGAAAAAAAAATAAAAGAAGAGCAGTGTCCTAATTGTAAGAGCGAGGAGATCGAACACGAAGATATCTCTGTATGTAAGACATGCGGAGATGTTATTGAAGGTCCACTTGATATGGGTGCGGAATTTCGCTTCTTTGGCGCAGAAGATCGAAGCTCAAATGATCCATGTCGCGTCGGCGCCCCGACAGATACGCGATTTCCCAATTCCACTCTCGGTACAATGATTTTAATGAAGTCGACAGGTGGTAATGCGTCAAATCGCATTGCGATGTCACGTGTTCGCAGATATCATACGTGGAACCTTCTTCCTTATAGGGAGCGCGCTCTTCTTCAGGTATTTGAGCAGCTTGCTCTTGCTGCGACAAACTACGGCCTTGATGGTCGCACGATTGATAAGGCGAAGGAACTCTATATCCGTCTTGTTGAGCATTGTGATCGCAGAGGCATGACGCGTACGAGTGTTGTGGCGAGTTGTATCTATTCGGCTCTCAAGATGGTTGGTCAGCCACGCAAGCCTGTTGAAATTGCCGAGATGTTTCATTTGAGTAGCACGCAATTTACAAAGTCGTTCAAGTATTTCCAGGAGGTTCTGAGTATGGCAAACCAGCGTGGTCTTCTGGGTGAACAGGCTGTTCCTGCTAGTCTCTCGAGTACGCGCGCATCTGATTATATTACGCACCCACTCAGTCGTCTTCCCGTCTCACGTATTGCGTTTCTTAAGATACAAGTAACTGCGAAAGAAATTGCGCTGATCGCAGAAGAGAAGGAGATCTGTCCTGAAAATATGCCCCCGTCTCTGGCCGCAGGTATTCTCGCATTTGTTCTTCCTAAGATGGGTCACCCAGAGGTTACGAATGAGCGTATTGCGAGTGTATGTGGTGTGAGCGAGGGCACATTAGTGAAATGTTTACGGAAGCTCGAGGCTGTTTCAGAGATGTTGGAGAAAAATATACCGCGTGATTAGGGATGGGTGGTGTATTTGGTACCCCAATAGAACAAACATTAGAAAATAAAACAATTGAAACTGGAGCATTATTAAATGGTATGATCGATTTTATGGTTAAAAATGCGGACTTACTTGATTTATATGCTCTTGCGTCTCCTAAACAGTGTCAAAAATATATTATATTAACCGCTGATACCCTTCATAAACAGTTTAAATTAATTGATTTAAATCCAGCTAACCCAGATAGTAGCGTATTTATTCAACGCACTGATAAATTAACGCAGTCACTTTCTGATGTGAGAAAAGAAAGGTGTTATCAAGTTGCGCAGTTTTTTGTGCGTATTCTTCATATTTTTGCTTCCATTTCTCTTACAATTATTGATATGGATATCCCAAAATCTAATGAGGAGCTTGAAGATTTTAAGAGAAAAGAACCTCGGAGAATAAATTTAGCCTCTTGGAATGTTGAAAAACCTCTACCCCTTCTTTCAAAACCGCAAGTCTGGAGGGGTGGAGCAATTCAAGAAACGGGTCGTGATCAACCATACTATCAGAGACGTGAGGGATATACTATTTTAAATAAGTATTTGACACGAAATACAACAACGGATGCGTATGATTTAGAGGGTACAGGTATTCGTGTTCCTAAGGAATCACTTATTAATAATAATATACCTACATTTATATATACAGCAAGACGCCCTAGATCTAATAATAATAATAGCAGGCGAAACCGCTCCATAACTATATCAGCCAAATTAGAAGTCGCAGCCGCGTCGCAGACTGAAATAACATTAAGGCTTATTATCTTAACACCCTCTGAATATGATAGTGATGTCTATGAAGCTACATTCAGAAGAGAAATTCAATATGGTGACTTTAAATACAACAATCAAACACTTCCGCAATATATCAAGAGAAAATTCGATAAAATATTAGATCCGACAAAATATGGTAATAGCAGATATGGTAATAGCAGATATGGTAATGAAACACGTAGAAATTCAAAACGTGCTCTTCCAGAAGATACGGATACTTCAATTCCTGAGTATTTTCGTATACGAGGTATTGTAAGCGCAGTTGATCGTAAACCTAGAGTAAAAGCCTATTGTAGTGCGAGAGCCATACAGCTTTTATCACCGACTGCGTATCGCAATCCAAATCCTACATCTGCGACCATATCAATCTGTGATCCTAAATTTGTTCTTCTAGGTGAAGGAAGTTTGCCTAAAATGGGTGATAGTTTAACTACATCCACTGGTCTTCGTGCTTTAAACTTATTATTTTTTGACATGATAACAAAAACAACAGTATCAAGATCAAATTCTATTCGTGATCAACATAAAAAGTTCTTAGATGATATGTATATCACATATGAAGAAATTGCTAAGAATACTGCTAGACCACCTGAGAAGAATGAATTAAGTAAACTAATTAACAAAAGCCCTCCTATATGTGCGAAAAAAAGTGGAGTGTTAACGACAACAAATACAGGTGTAATCTCTAAAATAAAGAACTATGCTACAGATTTATATGATAGACAAAATGGTCATGTAAAACCTGCGATGGATATTTTAAGAAAGCTTTTTATAATTAATGGAACATCTCCTATTAAAATTCAAAAGTCAGTTGAAGAGGGAGGGATAGCACGTGTTGAAGAAATAGCAGCAGAAGCACGTGAACTGTTAATTAATTATTATACAGGGTGTGAGACTACATACCGCAGTGGTGTTGAGTATATACGAGAGGAAATGGAAAAGAAACCTCCCACGGTCACTTAACGTCGTGACTTTAAATGTCCTACGACTAATTTGGTGATGGATCTTAAATTTGACAACATTATTCGATGATAAGTAATCATACTTAATGATCCCCACCCGTTGTGAGTATCCTACGTGTAAGAAGAAGCTTACACTTACAAGCATTGTTTGTAAGTGTAAGAAGTATTATTGTACTGCGCATAGACATGATATAGATCATGCGTGTACGTTTGATTATCGCGCAGAACAAAAAGAACAGCTAAACAAGTTTCTAAGTACACCTATTATCGCATGTAAAGTTGACGCAATTTGACAAAAATTGACGGCGCCCAGCCGCGGTAGGTCAAGTAGTTTAAAAAATGACCCCCATGAAGATCCATACTTCATTTACGATCCAGCTTATCCGCGATAGCAATGATTCGACGCGTGATGATACGATCACTATTCGTAAGACGGAATACGATAATCTTGTAAGCCTCTGTTACAAGGATCGGTTCTCAAATAGTCAGCATGAGGTCTTTGTAGAAAAGAGTAGCGCGTCTGAGTATTGTATCTCTCTCTTTCACGTTCTTTCCTATGATAATGATCCATTCAAGCACGTTCAGGTGAATTTCCCTGCGTTTCCCTCAGTTCTTCTTGATGCGAGTGATCTCCAGTATGAGTCACTTCGCGAGCGCCTACAGAGTATGCTCTGGTTTACGCTTGATAAGTCATTCGCTGTTTAAATATCAAACTTCGCTAAATACATCGCAACAATAGTCGGCGACCAACGACCCATAAGCTTCGTACGAGTAGAACTAAACCAATTAATTGCGTCTTTTTCTCTTTTATCTTTCTTATATCTCGCAAATGCTAGAGGGTGCTCAGCGATCCACTCAAACTCTTTGGCCGCGTCTACTAATGAAGAGGTGGGTGTAAGGGCCTGAAATACGTGATACTGAAAATATGTATTTTCAGGGTAATCTTTTTCTCTTCCTTGGTAAACTATTCCAGTATGGCGTAGAGCATTGAGCTTATTGATTTTCGCCTCTTCTTCGACTTCACGATACACATTCTCAATAAGGTTCTCATAGATGCTCTTCTCGGGATCAGTATCTTTTCCTTCCATCTGTCCCTTGGGAGGTTCCCAGCTTTTTCCTTTAGGGTCCGCCGCCGTTGTCTTCACAACAACAAATCGTTGTGCGTCAAAGAGCTGTCCTTCTTCGTGTATAAACGTACACGCGCGAAGATATACACGCCACCCTTCTTCAGGATGCTCTACGTAAAAATAGCGTTTGTGAGGCGCATGCGCAAGACGCGCAGCACCTCGTTTCAACCCAGGTTGAAATACATCAAATGGACGCATTAACTAACGTTACGTTCTTTTTTTCCTACAGGTTTTCGATCGACTTGATGAATTACATCCACTCCGTACACTTTGTAGCAGCTTACAAAGTGAAGAATAGTCTGTTTTATTTAAAAGATCAAGCTCTTTCTCTAGAGATGAACGAATATGCCAGAGTGAAGAGAGAGTATCTTTACGTGTATCAAGCTTCATAGATCCCCATCCCTTCCTCCATTCATCAAATGGTAAGACTTTAGGAAGAACAGTCCAGAACTTTTCATAAAACTCTATTCTCTCTTCGGGTCTCATGACATTCCAGCGATTTCGTAAAAGTGGAGTTGTTAGGGCTTCGGGAGGTGGAGCTCCTTCTAGTGGCGAATATGAACTGCTTCCTCTTGAGAATGGATGGTGTTCAGCAACAGAAAAAAGAAATTCCCACCCATCAAAGACTGTTCGTGAACATCCCTGGTCAAGTTTTTCTTTGTATAGTTTGGATACAGCTGAGAAAGGTGGATTTTCGAGTTTAGCATGAAGCTTCTCATTTACTTTGTTGTGTATACGCCATAACCATTTTTGTAATATAAGTGGACTTTCACAAGCATCTTCAATCGGATCCTCTATAATATATTCACTCAGAGAGGCTCGACAAAATTTACAGGGTAGCACATAGGGTAGTGCGTGAAAAAATGCGCACACATTCTTCTTATCACGTTCTGGTAAATACGAAAACGTAATAAGATGTAATAATCTCCATCCTGAAGGCCCCCAGAAACGGGTATCCATCTTCTGTTATCGGTAAGTTTTATATTTTAACGATGTTTGTTAAGTGAAAGCAATCCACGCTTCATCGCTATTGTAAATACGATAATATATGCCGACAGGGTAAAGGCTTTTTAGAGCCATAAGAATATTGTTTACAGAATTATTTGAGTAGACAGATAATATGAGAGATGGTTTATCCATATCTCTAAGGTAGAGATATTCAACATTAAAAGGTTTTAAGCATAGCTTCACATCATTATCATCCCAGTCAATAAAATCGTTAAACTCCACTTCATAGGCTGTGTACCAACCCATTTTGTTTGTTAATATGAAGTTTATTATTAAGATACTTCAATTTTATACTTAATAACCTCCAAATTGTCCAGAAAGCGGAGCGAGGAAAGGGCGAACAGGTGAAGTATCAACCGTCTCAGTCTTACACTTCATCACAGGTGTCGGACAAACAGTACGAGGGCACGGTGCCGCCTTCGGGCATACTGTGGGCTCAGGACACTTCACATCAGGGCAGCGAGGACGAGGGCAGGGCGGGCACTCACCACACTGTCCCTTACAGGCGCTGCTATCTACAATGATAGGCTGCGGCTTAGGAACACTTGACTTCAGAACATAATTGCTGAGATCAGGTACAGGCGGGCATTCTGTTTTTAACATATACTGGCTCATATCCGGACAGGAGGGGCTAGGAGGGATAGATGATTTCAGGATATACTTGCTCATATCGGGATACGCAGGGCACATCGGGCACTGGCCTGTAGCTTGGGGGTGATCATTACACGGGTAATCAGAGCCGCAAGATTCGCACTGCGGTGTTGAGGGAACCGAAGGCAGTGTCTGAAATCCTTCGGTTTTAGTACCTGATACCATGTAGCCTATAAGAACTCCAAGTAAGAAGATAATTACTATTTGAATTGTTGTTACACGCATTACCTATTTCTAGAAAAGGTTTTAGCTGCGCATTCAGCCTTGCGATTAGCTACGCATTCGGCGTTGCGATTAGCTACGCCACCCAGCCCATGTAGCAGGAGGACATCCAACTGCTTCAGGAGCACCCGTATCATAAATGGTTGCTACACGTGAACATACCATTTTAGTATATCCTCTCCAGCAGAAATCCTTTCCAACTGTTGTTACATCTTCTAAACAACCGAAATCACCGGGATTGTATCCGCGTTTTTGAATTGCGGAACAAATCGCATTTGATCTCTCTTTCCAATCAAGCCCAGTAGTTTCGCCAGATCTTGCGCCAGTAGTTTGTAATGAAGCAGGTGCGTATGTTGATCCAGATCCTGATCCTGATCCTGATCCTGAAGCATGATTTCCATAATTTTCATAATTTCTTGATGTAACCTCCGCAAATTCTCCTCTATAAGGGACACCTACAGCAGCTCCCTGTCTTGATAAAAGTGATGAGAGTGCGCCTGATATTTCTGTTCCAGCATTACGTTCAGCCACATAATTTACATTAATGTTCCACGATAGACCTTTTAGAATTGTATCCATATACCCACTTAATAAACTTGTAGGTAGTGCTGAACCCGAAGCATCGAGAAGGCTTGATAGAATTAGAGCAGGGATTGTTCCAGATGTAGGAACTGAACCAGCAACAGGTGTAACAACAGGAAGAAATGATAAATAATCAGACTCCTTTACTGGAATATTGGCCGCAGATAGTGTGCCTGAATTTACTTTTGATATAATCGCAGTTAGATCCTTCTTAATATCATTTAATTTACTTATTCTTTGTTGTGTAGCCGTATTTGTCGCACCACTCGCGGAAAGACTTACAATAGCAGTATTAATCTTTGTAATTAAATCTGTAAGTTGAGCAACTGACGCACGCGCACTTGAATTTCCAGATGCGTCAGTAAACCCTTCTATAGCATTCGGTGTCTCGCGCCATTTGCGCTGTAAATATGATAAATTCGCCTGTATTTCATCTAGATCATGCTGTGTGAGTGTAGATGTAAGACCAGGGTTACGTTGAAGAACAAGCACTTCATCATTCATACGACGAATGTCTGCGTGGAGAGTTGTAAGAGGAAGCTGTACAGATGAATCGGACATCTGAGGTGCTTCAACTTGAACAAATCCATTCGCAGTTTCAAGTATTTCTTTTATGCGATGAAGAGAACTCTTTTCGAGTGAAGGATCTGTAGTCGGTAGGGAGTTTATACTTGCTATACCACCGGGAGTAAGAAGCGTCGCAGAAGGAGGTGAGTATGCGCTATAATCCCCTGTTTGTAGTCTTTGAGGAGCAGGAGGCGCATCTACAAATGTATCAACATTGAATTGCGAAACATATAAAATACTGATGAGTATAACTATAAGCAAGATCCAAAAGAGGATATCCTTCATCTATAATAACGTCCTGACTTTATTTTAAGTTTCACCGTTACCGTTAAATTTGAAATACGAACATTTGGTCTAACGTCGTGACTTTATTTTAACGACTAATTTGGTGATGGATCTTAAAATTGACGAAGCTCTTTGAGCTTCGTTAATTTTAAGTCTCACCGGTAGACGTCACAACATGCTTCGCCCAAGATATAAGGAAGATACATTGATCGAAGCAGGTATTGATGAGGCCGGAAGAGGCTGTTTATGGGGGCCTCTCATTGCTGCTGCTGTGATTTGGCTACCTGAGGCCGAATGGACGGAGGAACATCGGCTCATTTCTGAGCAGATTAAGGATAGTAAGAAGCTATCAGCTAAAAAGCGAGCATATCTACGAAAGGCGATTGAGAACCTTGCTGTAGATTTTAGTATTGGCCGCGTAGAAGCAATTGAGATCGATACACTTGGAATGACCGCAGCAAATAAGATGGCCTTTCAGCGCGCTATTCAGCATCTTACAGTTGAGCCAGATCGTGTTATTATTGATGGAACTCTAGAGCTTGATACTTTAACTGAACAGATTGTTGAACCTGGTGCGGATGGTAAATATATTGCGGTCGCAGCAGCATCTATTCTTGCGAAGGAAGCGCATGATGATATTATTATGGGCTTTTGTATGATAGATGAAACACTTGATGCGAACTATGGGCTTCTAAAGTGTAAGGGATATGGAACAAAGAAACATTGTGAAGGTATTTTGAAGCATGGAAAAGAGCATCAACATCGTCGGCTCTTTCTTAGAAAGCTACTTGGTGAAGAACACGTATGTACCAATATAATTGAGACGTATGCGTTTATTGAAGATCCTTAATGTCTAACGTCTAACGTCTAACGTCTAACGGCGCTGCTGGCGGCTCTTGCGCTGCTGGCGCTGTTGGCGCTGCTGGCGCTGCTTGCGCGTGGCCTGCTGGCGCATATTCATCTTACGCGTGCCAGCCTTGCGCGTACCCGCCTTGCGCGTGCTCGCCTTACGCGTGCCCGCCTTGCGGCGCTTTCCACCCATCATAGGACCAGGATTATTGCAAGGAACACCAGGAGCACAAGCCATTCTATATTTAGACTAAATATTTTATACCGGTGAGACTTAAATTTAACGAAGCTCTTCGAGCTTCGTTAAATTTAAGATCCATCACCAAATTAGTCGCAGGACATTTATTTTAACGAAACTAAAGTTTCGTTAAAATAAAGTCGCGACGTTATCACGGATTAATAGTCGTTTGACATTTAAATTCACGATGTTACAACTTTACGCGCGCGTTCACGACGTCAACCATCCATTTAGTAAAATAAAATCCTCATTTTTCTGATGAATACCATCACTACCTTTTACAAAATGTCCATGACCATCCAAAATAGACAGATACTTCTCAGCAGCACCCACCGTAGGAGTTGGAAATCCACGAAGTTTTGTTATCCATTTTACGCTTTCATAAGGAAGAACTTCTCGGTCATTCAAGGATGTACGCGCAACTACAAAAATAGCAGGCGCACCTTCTTCGGGAAGCGCATCAACCGGAGATAACTGAAGAATTGTCTCTAAATCCTCAAGTTTTTTAGCCGGATTTCCAAATTCATCATACTCTAGAACAGTTAGCGGTAATCGTGGATTTGTTGTTGTGCGAAGAAGATCAACATAGGGAACCTCAGTATACGCAGCTCCAATGAGCCCACCTCCTCCATGGCGTGCTACAATTGCGCCAAGTGTATATCCTCCAGCTGATCGACCATATAAACATGTTTTTGTCCAGTGAATACCTGTTTTCTTTTGCGCAGATCGTATCACACACTCCGTATCTTCTATAGACCGAGCCTTACGATATGTTCTAGCAGAATCCGCCCAGCAATCACCGTAATCACCTCCACCACGCACAAGAGCAAATGTGATAGCCCAACCAGCCTCTAAATAGGGCCGCCAGCGAGCCGTATCAAGACCTGTGGGAATACCATAACCACCGTATTGAATACACATTAGCCCTCTCAGCGTTTCGCCTGGCTTAACAACGAGAACATAGGGAACAATTGTTCCATCCAAACTCTTTGCTTTTTCAAGCGTAGGTGTAGCATAGTTTTTTCCTTTTATGATACATTTATTCATCGCATATACAGAGGGTGTAGATCCAGGACTTTTGACTATATAGTTAGCAGTATACCTATCAAAGATCGCAGTTCCAACAAATTCATTTATTTTTTCTGGAGCCCGATCTGAAAAACACTTATAGACGCGTCGTACACCACCAGCTGATGTAACTAAGAGAGAATGCTTTATTGAAAAAAAGTCTATTCCATACTCTCGTACTGACAGTGGAAGTTTGTATTTTGTCAGTTCCTTTCCAAACGGTGTCCAAGGAGCTGAAAAGTCATTTAGACGTGCGAAGAAACATGGTTCTGTGTTTCCATCACTAACAGTGACAAATGAGACGCCCCTCGGTTCCAGACGTTTTATGGCTTCATTCTCGATATGATACAGTGTTTTATGACCTGAGCGATCAGAGGAGAGAAAGTCGTCACCCTCCAGAGATAAATTCGCTTCAAGTGAAGGCTCAGTGAAGATGAGATGTTTTCCCTTCCCTGTCTTTGCGCTGAGACTGATACAGGAACCATACCGCAATTCACTTGTTGTCTCAAGAACATAACAACGACCATTCTTTACACAGAGATAGGGGCCGATTGAAATTGTTGAATGCCACTGTTTCCCTTTTTTCGTATAACATGAAAGTGTATATGTTTCTTTACCATCATTACTCTCTTCTACCGCCCATACAGTGTTATCTTCGTAGCAAACAACTGCTGCTGTATGTACAGTGGTTTCATTTTTCCATCTCCAGCTTTCAGCTGGTGTAATATAAATTTGGCCACGCTGAAATTCAGGTTTCTTATCTTCGAACTGTTTTACAGTACCAGATGAAAGAGAACTTACAGCTGTATTAAAGTGAAGATTTTCCTTCTGAAGTACCCGTAACCATGGAGTTCCTTTCATCTCTTCCATCCAGGCCAAGGGATCTTTCCAGCGAATAAATCCAATATCTCGAGACATATTGATTAAACACTCTACAATAGTCGTTTGACATTTATTTTAACGAAGCCGTCTCAACTTAAAGTCACACCGTTAATCTTAATAGATGTCACGGACCATTCCTCTTGTGAGCGTTAAATTCGTTCTTCTGTATAATCGGTCAAGCGCATTTGGTCTTGCGAAAGATGCTATTCTTATTGAAGCGGGTCTGAAGAAACTTGGAATTTATGCTATTCAGCATTGCGATCCTCTTGAGCCTCCTGTACGAACAGACTGTATCATTCATCTTGAACAGCCTATTTATTCATGGATGAGCTGGGCTCGCACAAATGTGCTCATTGTAAATCCTGAGCAATATGTTCCTGCTGCGTATAATGCGTACCTTCCGAAGTTTGATAAAGTAATCTTTAAGAATGAGGCGACACGTGATCTGTTTGTATCCACTGTTAATACAGTCGTACTTCCGTGGGCGACACCGCAGCCGCCAGCTGATCTTGTATCTAAGGGTCGCGATAACAACGATCCTCGTCAGGGATTTGCTTGTTTTCTCGGAGCCAGTAAGAACCATTATGACTTTATAAAGGATGTTCTCCCGTTGTGGCGTGATACATATCCTGAGCTCAACGTCTTCTCTGTGGTTGAACTTAACGCAAGTGATAAAGTACTACAGCCTAATATCAAGTATCGTGTTGAGGATTTAACAGAGACGCAGCGGTATCGTCTTGCGACATTCTTTCCTGGACACATTGTATGTTCTAGGTCAGAAGGCTACAGTTATACAGCTGGTGAAGCTGAGGTTGTCGGTGCGTTTACTATTCATAATACAATTGATGCGTTTGTTGCTACGTATACTGGAGAGAAGGGTGTTGCGTGGCTATCGACTGCTCAGTCACAGAGCGATCCCAAGTTTTCTCTTGCTCGGTTTGCGACTGTAAATGATCGCGAACTGGCTCAAACTGAATTGGATAAGGCTATTCGCGAATTTCTTGACTGTGATATGGCTGAAGTAAGGCGGTCTCGTAAGGAAGCAGCTGTAAAGCGTCTACAGGTCTTTGAGGAGACCCTGAAGACAATTGTATCTGGACTGCCGCCCATCCTAGATAAGATCCCGTATGCGCCGCGCCCCCCCGTTCTTAAGCTAGAAGACTGTCCGCCTATTAGCGTTGTTACTTTACTATATAATCGCAAGCGTTTCTTCGATCTTGCGTGTCATAACATTATGGTGTCTGATTATCCCAAGGACAAGATTGAGTGGATCTTGGTTGATGATACAGATGATGCGACTGAGAGTTTGGCTGAGACAGTTGAGCAGGTTCAGCTGAAGTCAGATCCGCTGAAGATTGCGTATGTTCAGCTTGGAAAGCATACGTCTGTCGCAGAGAAGAGGAATATTGGTGTATCTAAGGCGACAAACTCGATTGTGCTGATGATGGATGATGATGATCATTATCCTGAGACTTCTTTCAGACGCCGCGTCGCCTGGCTCACACTACACTCTTGGAAGCCGAAGGCTGTTGCGTGTACAACAATTGCGTGCTATGATCTGACAAAGGCGATCAGCGCAGTTAATGTTCCGCCGCTCGATATTCCGCTTTCAGAGAGGATTTCTGAGGCCACGCTTACTTTCTACAAGACATGGTGGGAGGATCGTGGATTTTCTCGTGATGTACAGGTGGGTGAAGGTGAAGCTCTGGTACGTGGGCGCGAGGCTGATTTGCTGGAAATTCCGCCGCAGCAGATCATTGTTGCGTTTTCACACGGAAAAAATACGAGCTCACGTCGTGTCCCTGGGGGAGATGACGTGAAGCCAGGTTGTTTCTGGGGATTTCCTAAGGAGTTTTTAGTCTTCATTCATGGGCTTGCTGGAATTAAGATCCAGGAAGCATGAATTATGTCTCATCTTACAAACAGAATGGCATCAGTTGTAAATCAAACTATACGTACATTTGGAACTGTACATTTCATTTCATTTGGTACGGCAGGTGGAGTGGGAATGGCTTATGCGGTACAAAAAGAAAAGTATTGGCAGCTTCCCCTTGCTTTAGTATTTCCATACCTTTATGGAGGATATCATCTCTATAAAAATAAGGATCGTGTAGTTCAGTGGTTTCATATGTGCTCTAGAAAGAGCATTCCGTGACACTTCACGCTGATCACCCTGTTAAGCATGATACTTCACGCTATTAAGCGTGACACTTCACGCTATTAAGCGTGATACTTCACGCTGAACACATCAAGCACCCCTCACCCTTCTCCGCAGCCTCACGCGACTTCTTCACCTCCTCTTCATACTCTGCTGCGAGGCGCTCCATGAGAGCCTTCCGCTTCTGCTGAGCAGTCAGCTGGGGCTCATCCTCTGAATCCGATGAATCAGCGCTATTTGTACCACTCGCACTACCCTCAGCATCCGTCGTGAGTGTTCCTCCGCTAATTGCCGCCATTAGGCGGGGATCAACCGTAAACTTCTGCGCGGCTACAGGCGCCTTCGTGCGCAGATAATAACAACCCGTCTTCAATCCCTTCTTCCAAGCATAGAAGTGCATGCTTGTAAGTTTGCTATAATTCGGATCCGCGACGAACAGATTGAGAGACTGGCTCTGGCAGATAAATGCGCCACGAGCCGCAGCCATATCAATCAGAACACGCTGCTTCATCTCCCACGCAGTCTTGTAACGCCCCTGGATCTCCTCAGGAATACCAGGCACATCTTGGACACTTCCATTGCGCGCAACAATCTGCTGCTTCATGTCCTCATTCCAGATGCCGAGATCTAGAAGCTCCTTCATCAGGTGTTTGTTAATAACAACAAACTCGCCCGCCAAAGTACGCCGACTATAGAGATTGCTAGTAAACGGCTCAAAGCACTCATTGTAACCGAGGATCTGCGAGGTAGACGCAGTCGGCATCGGCGCAATCAGAAGAGAATTGCGCATACCCTTCTTCGCCTTCTCGCGCAATCCAGCCCAATCGAGTTCGCCCCGCGTCTCCGTAATCGGCGTGATACCCCAGAGGTCAGGCTGTAGCTTACCAGTTGCTGCGGGCGACGGATCATTCATTCCCCAGCTAGAGTGATTAGTCATAGAATAAGGATTAGCGTGCGCATTGAATGTCTCATAAGAGCCCTCTTCCTCTGCTAGCTGACACGACATACTGACCGAAGCATAATACATATGCTCAAAGATAAGCTGATTGAGCTCAAGCGCCTTCTCGTCCTCCCATGATACCTTTAGCATCGCAAACACATCTGCGAGCCCTTGTACACCGAGGCCAACAGGGCGGTGGCGCATATTACTGGTGCGCGTCTCAGGTGTCGGGTAATAATTAATATCAATCACGCGGTTCAGGTTGCGAATAACGACACCCGCAACACGGCGCAGCTCAGCGAAGTCGAATGCGCCATCCTTTACAAAAGCAGGAAGCGCAATACTCGCAAGATTACAGACCGCCGTCTCCTGCGCATTGCTGAACTCAATGATCTCTGAGCACAAATTCGAGGACTTAATCGTGCCCAAATTCTGCTGATTGGACTTCTTATTCGCCGCGTCCTTATACACAAGATAAGGAGTACCCGTCTCCATCTGCGCATCAAGGATCTGGAACCACAGCTTCTGCGCCTTTACAGACTTGCGCGCACGGCCCTCTGCTTCATAACGCGTATAAAGGGCCTTGAACTCATCACCCCACACATCTGAGAGACCAGGCGCCTCTGAAGGGCAGAAGAGTGACCAATCACCATCAGCCTCTACGCGCTCCATAAAGAGGTCAGAGACCCAGAGAGCATAGAAGAGATCACGCGCCCTCTCTTCCTCTGAGCCTGAGTTCAGCTTGAGCTTGAGAAAGTCCTCAATGTCGGCGTGCCAGGGTTCCAGATAGACAGCGAAGCTGCCGTTGCGCTTACCACCTCCCTGGTCAACGTAGCGCGCAGTATTATTAAAGACACGCAGCATGGGAACAAGACCATTACTCACTCCATTTGTCCCGCGAATGAGACTTCCACGCGCGCGGATATTATGCGCATGAATACCAATCCCACCTGCGTACTTGCTGATCGCCGCACAATCAGCCAAAGTCTTGTAAATTCCAGAAATGCTGTCATCATTCATCGCAATGAGATAACAGGAGGAGAGCTGCTGGCGCGGCGTACCGGCATTAAATAGGGTAGGCGTCGCATGGGTCATAGACTTCTGTGACATCAGATCATAGGTCTCAAACGCATACTGGAGCATCTTGGGATGACCTGCCCACAACGCAAGTGAAACACGCATCCACATATGCTGGGGGCGCTCCAAGATACGCATGGAGGTATCACGCAACAGATAAGACTTCTCGAGCGTCTTGAAACCAAAGTAGTCGAGAAGATAATCACGCTGGTGCTGAATATACCCATCAATCTCATCGCCATGAGCTACAACCACAGCAGCAAGTTCAGGCGAAATGTAGCTCGTCTTCTCGCCTGTCTTATTCATTGTCTGGTTAGCAAGCGCAGCAACAACCTTGCTGAACGATGCTTCAGTATTCTTCTGATGATTGCTGATCGCAATACGACTGGCGAGAATATTCCAATCAGGATGAACTGTTCCAAGGCTCGCAGCATTTGCTGCTGTTAGCTCATCAAGCTGAGTAGTGGGAACACCGTCATAAATACGTGAGAGGACCTGCTGTGAAAGCGCATCCGCATTCACCTGGAGCCCCCTCGCGGCTTTACGCACACGTGAGAGCACCTTATCAAAAGAAATCGGCTCACGATCACCATTACGCTTTTGAACGTGCATACTATAAGACATGGTTACAATCTATTCCGGGCTTACCCGCAACTACGTAAAAAGCAAAGTCAATTTTTGCGCGATCTTTTATGATATTATTACTGTTGCTTGTATAGTATGGACGAGTTCTTTGGTGCTGGGATACTTTTTTTATCTGAAAGGGAAAACTCGGTTCTCTCTGGATTTCATCCAAAACTAAATCGTTGGAGTGGATTTGGAGGAAAACGGCATGAAGATGAACTAGCAATTCACACTGCGGTGAGAGAAGTTACTGAAGAGATCTTTGGTATCTACTCTCTGAAAGATGACTGTTTAACTGAGATGTGTACATTGATTACGGATAACCCAAGAAATGAAGGAGGATATTTCTTATTTGTTGAATCTATCAAAACTCTTTTTAAAATGGCTGAAGTTCTAAGAAAAAATGACTATATATCAGAGTATTATCTTGAAATACCAAATACTCTCGATATGCTTTTTAATAGACGGGCTAGTAAAGAGGAAATGGAAATTACTCGCTTAGAGTATTTTTTATTAAAAGATCTTCAAGATAGACGTGGTTCTTTAACACAAGAGTTTTATGAGGATATTCAAGGTCTTTCTTTTCTTAGCTCTTACGAATATGCTGAAGAATTACTTATATTAGAAAAATTATTAGAGGATTTAGATACGTGACTTTTTTACTTCTTAGGCTTAATCAGCGCAGCATGCTTGAGTAGCTTTCCCTGTGTAATAATACGACTGGTGATTGACATTGTCTCCAACTCCTGAAGCAGTAGCTTGTAGGCGTAGGGGATTTCAATCGCGCTGAAATTCGTGGTATTTCCACACCCCTTACAGACCCAGATACCCTCCTTCGGATTAACAATCGCAATGAGACCACAATCCTGGCAACTCCAGCAGCGGAAGAGATCAGAGCATTCCATCAAGCGCTCCTTCGTGAACTCAGAGACACCGTGAGCAGCAACACAATCCCTCTCCATCTCTCCAAAACGGAGACCACCCTCACGCGCACGACCCTCAGCAGGCTGGCGCGTCAGCATAACAAGCGGCCCTGATGAACGACTGTGAAGCTTATCCGCAGAACAGTGGCGAAGGCGCTGATAATAGACAGGACCAGTGAAGATGCTTGTATCCATCATACGACCTGTGTAGCCATTGTAGAGAATTTCATTACCTGATGGCTCCATCCCAAGATCATCGCGCAGGATCTTCTGTAGACCATCGAGCGTAACATTATTGAAAGGTGAGCCATCACCAAGGCAGCCCAGGCGACAGGCCATCTTTCCTAGAAGTGTCTCTAGCAAGTGCGCAATAGTCATGCGGCTAGGAATACAATGCGGATTAATAATCATATCAGGGATCAGGCCATCCGCAGTCTGAGGCATATCCTCAGGATTGAGGATCATTCCCAGGGTTCCCTTCTGTCCGTGACGAGAAGAGAACTTATCTCCAATCTCAGGGATGCGATCCTGGCGGACACGTACTTTCGCGAAGGAATATCCCTCGCCGTTGCGATTGCGGAAGATGCGATCGACCCAGCCTGACTCATTGTTGCGAATTGTCTTTGAGACATCCCTATATTTCTTCGCCCCCATAGGGATAACCATTCCTGTGGGAATACGAAGAGGTACAACCTTGCCGATCAGAATATCCTCTGAGTCAACATATTGATTTTCAGGCACGAAACCACTATCATCGAGCTTATCATAATTCGCATTCTTCATCTGTCGTGTAGTCGTAGTATCAGGATTTGAGAACCGCTCCTCCTCACCTGATGACTGGTTCTTCCTTTCTTCATCCTTATACGTCCTGAAGAAGATAGAGCGGAAGAGGCCGCGATCAAGAGACGCCCGATTAATCATAACGGAATCCTCCTGATTATAACCTGTATATGTCGCAACTGCTACAATAATATTCTGCCCACAAGGCATTGCTTGCGCGCCATAAAACTTAGACATGAAAGAGCTGACGAAAGGAATTTGCGGATAGCAGAGAAGATGTGACATTGCGTCAAATCGCTCTCGATAATTCAGCGCATACATTCCCATTGCTTGCTTTCCCATGGCTGCTTGGTAGGAATTGCGCGGTGACTGATTGTGATCTGGAAATGGAATATTAGAGGCCAGTGTTCCAAGAATAGTACTAGGATGGAGTTCGGCGTGAGTATAGCTTCGGTCAGCGTGCTGAATAATATCAGCAGGCCAGACAGCAATATAGGAGCTCTCAGTCTCACCAGGATCAATATACTCAATGAGATGGTTCTTCGCAGGCGACTCCCAAATCATTAGCTGCTCCCATGTCTTTAGAGAGTTAATATGGTGCGCAAGTGTTCCAGACGTATCTGAAGCAATTTCACGGATAGTATTCGCATAGAAGAGTGGACGAAGCATGCGACCTGCTTCAGTTGTAATCCAAATCTCACGAAGCGCAGCACGCCAGATAATACCCGTCTGTACGTGAATACGTCCAGATCGCTTCGCATATCGCAGTGTTTCTAGAACAGTGAGAGCATCCTTATTCTTAAAGATGCCTAGCCATGCGCCATTCACAAAGATACGCGTCTGTGTATGCTTCTCTTCAGCATTACACTTATTCAGGGGAATGAGCTTTTTCATCGTCGCAATGTAGTCTCGTACTGTGTTGGGGTTACTATAGATACTGACAATTGCGGTTGAGCTCATATTCTTCACTACACCTACACCATGACCCTCTGGAGTTTCCGAGGGACAAATATATCCCCACTGGGTGTTGTGGAGCTTACGCGGAAGAACAAGCTTACCCGTCTTCTCAATTGGTGTAGAGATGCGGCGCAAGTGAGATACACCACTGATGTAGTTGAGACGGTTAAGAACCTGTGAGACACCAATCTTCGTTGGACCACCCGCCTTGGCTGAACCGAAATTGCCAGTTGCGAGTGACGTCTTGAGGCCGACTTCCAGAATAACAGACTTAATCATTTTGTTGATATTACTCACGTTCAAGATGTCCTCAAAATTGCCTGATGCGCGCCAGCTGCCACCATGGATCTCCTTAGCCACACTCGCGCGAATATCCTTAATCATCTTCGTCGTGAAATAAGTGCGGAACAGATTTGCGAGAAGGAAGCCAGGAAGATCTACGCGCTTATTCGGATACGCATCACGATCATCATTAGGAATTCGCCCCGAGTTAACCCAGAGAACCTTGCGCGTCATATGAGCTAAGAAGCAAGCCTTATTATACCAGCTATTCTCTGTAATACCAACATGCGGGAAGCACTCCACATTGAGAATATCGCTGATCTTAAGAGCCTTATTGCCACGAGATGACCAGCTATTTACCTGTGTTGAAATCCATCCAAGAGCCTGTTCCTGTGTCTGAACATCCTGTGCTTCCATAATAGTCTCACTCATAATGGAGTCGAAGAGATCGTCCTTCTCCGTTCCAATAATAAGATCATAGATATCCTTGTCTGCGACAATACCAAGTGCACGGAAGAGAATAAAGAGCGGAATATCTGTCTTGATGCGCGGAATGGCGGCACGAAGGAGATGGATCTGGGGGTTCTTGGGGTGATACATTATCTTCACTGCGTTGTTCTTAGGAACCTGGTCATTGTCTGGGCCAATGCTCTTCACCTCAATCACTTCAACCTCCTTTGTGGGATTGCGATTGTTGCGAAATACGAAAGGACGGTTTTCTGACATGCGTTCCTGGCTGATAATAACGCGCTCACCGCCGCCGATAATGAAATATCCACCGAAATCCTCTGCGCATTCTCCTAGAGCAGAGGGGTGAAGATGCTTCTGATCATGGAGAAGACAGTACTTGCTGCCGACCATTACAGGGATCTTACCGAGATGAACATTAGGGAATAGTCGCTCTTTCAGAATTCTCTCGCCCTGCTTTGTATTGTTGATGAAGGTGGTCTTCACACGAACATCCACAAAGAGAGGAGACGCATAAGTAAGATTGCGAAGGCGAGCATCATTTGGCATCATTGGAAGGATAGCACCATTATTCTCAAAGATTGTTGGCTTGCGAAGGCTGATATTCTCAAAAAGGATTTGTACTTCATACTCATGATTTGCTTGAATAGGAGCAAGCGGCGCAGGACGAGGCTGATCTTGAGAGGTTGTACCAAGAGCAGCAGATACACTCATAAGAGCATTCGCAGCAGTTGTTGAGAGGCCTGTTGCTGTCGCAAGAGCTGACCTTGGGCCTGATAGAGGGATCTCAGGGCTACCGCGAATTGTGATGGGGTTTACATGCTGGATAATCTCAGGAATATCTATATTCATGAAATGATTGAATGATTCAAGCTGATGCGAGATAATCTGTCTCCCTTCCGCCTGTTCAAAGTACATCTCTAGGATGTGTTTGTAAGAGGGGATCATGTTTTTATAATCTTATATATAGGATCCAAACCTTCCAATTTTACCGGTCAGACTTTAATTTAAAGTCACGACTTTATATAGATGGAGAGTAGTGTAAAACGTATACAAATTACAGGAAATGCTATGACAACTTTTGGTGGTAGTAAAAATACGACTAGACGCAAGAGAAAGGAGATTGAATTAAGAGGAGTTCCTATTGGCGGGGCGGCTATGCTTGTGTCTGCGCCTGCGCCTTTACCTTTACCTCTAGCTACAGGCGTAGCTGTGCCTGTGCCTGCGAATATAGTTCCGCAAGATGGAGGAGTACGCTCCGTTAAGGTAATTCTTGATCCGTCTAAGAAAAAAACAAAGAATATTGTTCTTTCCCCAGCTAAAAAGGTTGTAAAGTTATCTTCCGGTAGTGATCTAATGAAAAAACGTCCCGCGAAGACATTGAAAGTTTCTAGGCGTATACGCGTATCTGTCGATGGCCTGAAGAAACGTGTACATCGTGCGAGGACAATCAGGAGAGATAGTCAAAAAATGCCTATTGATGCTCTAAAGAAGGAGCTTGAATCCGCTTCTCTAATAAAAGAAGGATCAAAAGCTCCTGAACCTGTTTTACGCCAGATGTATTCTGATTTCCAGGTTCTCAAGCAGCGTGCTTTGTAACGTCGTGACTTTAAATGTCAAACGTCGTTAAAAAAAATTGACATCGCCGATATCGTGATTAATATCACCAAAATGCGTGGCGCAAATCTCTTTAGCTATCTGATGGAGACCTTCAAGCCGCAATCGAAGGTTGATCAGCGGTATACATATTTACATACATGTGTGATTGTTTCTCGCGGAAAAATCATCGCAGGTGCGACAAATCGAATTGGCGCTCGCGCTAGAGCTCTTAGGAAAGGTGAGCGATATACGCACAATACGCACGGTCCGTGTACAGTTCACGCAGAGATAGCGGCTCTTAGGTGTCTCGGTGATCTGAATAAGCTGCGAGGCGCAGATATGTATGTCTGGCGTCTTAGTCCATCGGTTGGAAAGCCTAGCAATTCCGCACCCTGTTCTGAGTGCCGTTGCGTATTAGAGAAGTGTATGCGGGAGTATGATCTTAGGCGTGTGTATTATTCTACGGTCTAAAAAGTTTACACTATATAATACTAGAGATGTACGATGAGTATGTTGAACATTATAAGAATTATAGTAAACTCTATGGTCAACAGACAGCTATTTTCTTCCAAGTAGGAAAGTTTTATGAATTCTATGATATTTTGGATCCGCTTACAGGCGAAGGTCAAACGACTACCAAACAAATCACAGATCTTTTAGCCATAAAACTTACCTATCGAAAGGCTACAGGTCTTTCTCCAGAGGGAGCTGTACGCGATGGTCTCTGGGCAGGTGTTCCAACCCAGAGCCTTCATTCATTCGCAATGCGCTTAACAAGTCAGGGATGGACATGTGTAATTGTAGATGAAAGTAAAGATGCGAAAGGTAAAATAACACGCGCAACTGCTCGTATCTTATCTCCTGGAACACATCTTGAAACCGCAGATGGAATGGAGAGCATGTTTCTCGCGACACTCTGGCTTGTAGAGGGTACATGGGCAAAACAGCAACCTCCCAGTTTTGGCGCATCGATTGTTGATTTAACAACAGGTGAAACTGTCTCCTATGAAGGCCAGGCCGTTGGGCGCTTTGATACATGGGCAGCAGATGATCTTCTCCAGTTTTTTCAGGTCTATCCGCCGCGTGAATGTGTACTCTACTGGGACGGCGCTGCGCTTTCCATTCCAGCTGAGAATTTTATTAGAAGTCGTCTTGGGTTATCAGGTCTACTCCATAGAAAAATAGCAACTACACTCGATTATATTCAGCGAGAAGATATTCTAAGTCGCATGTTCAAGCCAAAGACTATGCTTCCTCTTCGTGAGTACCTACATCTGAATGAAAGGCCGCATGTAGAACTTTCACTCACATCTCTTGTAAGAGTTGTAGAGGAACATTTTCCATCTTTTACTGAAAGACTTCATATACATACTGTTTGGTCTCCTGAAGACTCCGTCTTTTTAGGAAACAATGTATTAACCCAGATTAATTTTTTGACTGCGCGCGAAGAGGATGGTATTCTTGGAATGTTTCTAAAAACCCACACTGCTATGGGTAAAAGAGCCATGCGCAAGCGTCTTCTCTACCCTATTCGGTGCGTTACAACTCTTCAGGGACGTCTTGATGAAATTACATCAATCTATGAAATGTCAAAAGAACAGAAACACACACTACATTCTCTTCTTCAGAAGGTATCTGATATTTCAAGACTTCATAGAAAAATACAGACATATAAAGTAACTGCGGCGGATGTGCTTCTTCTTGAACAGACATACAGTTATGCGCTAAAACTGGCTGCGCTTGTCATAAATACACCACTCGCATTACCTGATATTGCGTTACAGACATATATTGATCAGTTTAAACAGCACTTTGATATAGAAAAGGCCAGTCGTGTAGATGATGATTTATTCTTTTTACCTGACACAAAAGCCCCACAGACAGCATCTGCGGAACAAGGATTAGCAACATTCAAGGGTGAAGTAACAACAATTGTGGAAACAATTCGTGGATGGGCTAGTTTATCAGAGACGGCTCTTCGTGTAGAAAGCCGTGACACGCTGCTTTACGCAATTACAGGCTCTAAAACTACAATGAATACAATTAAGAAAATGAAGGGACAGCCGCCTTATAATTTGACAATTACAGAAAAGAAAAGCGGCGCGAACCTAGATCTTCCAGAGCTACATCGCATTCATACAGATGTAAGTGCTCTACGAACAACATTACAAGAAGCATTTGATAAAGAACTTCCTCCCATTTGCCAGAGCCTTGTTGACGCATATCTGGATATCTGGCACACACTAGAAGAATGGCTCGCACGTCTAGATGTGACGGCTACTCTTCAGCGCATTTCAGAAGCACGTGGATTTACACGACCTGTGCTAGAAGAAGGTGAACAAGGTTCTATACAACTTGAAGGTCTACGCCACCCCCTTATTGAAGCTCAGCAAACTCGCCTTGAATATGTAAAACATAACGTTGCTCTTTCAGGACAAGGGTGGCTTCTTTATGGAATGAATGCGAGCGGTAAGTCATCTCTTATGAAGTCTGTTGGAATTGCGGTTGTTCTTGCGCAGTGTGGATCTTATGTCCCAGCTGTTTCAATGCGGCTTGTACCTTACGCATCCATATTTACACGTATTCTTAATCATGATAATCTTTGGGCAGGTCTTTCTAGCTTCGCAGTTGAGATGACTGAACTGCGAGAGATTTTGCTGAAAGCTGATGCGCGATCTCTTGTTTTGGGTGATGAAGTGTGTAGTGGAACGGAGTCAGTTTCAGCAACAAGTTTAGTCGCATCTGCGTTAACATGGTTAGCTGGGCGCAAATCATCTTTTTTCTTCGCAACTCATCTTCACGGTCTTCTTTCTATAAAAGAAGTTCAGACATGTCCTGCTCTACAAGTCTGGCATTTGCGAGTAAAGTATGAGCCTGCTACAGGCGTTTTAGTATATGATCGAACACTTCAGAAGGGTGCTGGAAGTAGCATGTATGGTCTAGAAGTTGCGCGCGCCCTCAGTCTACCGAGCGATTTCTTAGAGGTCGCACAGAAGTTTCGCCATGAACTTCTTGGAACACAGGGGGATGAAACGGCACCGACAAGTGCTTGGAATGCGCAAGTCAAGCGGAAAGTCTGTGAACTCTGTCAATGCGCATTTGTTGCTGAGATTGAAATTCATCATATTCAGCCGAGACAGGATGCGTCAGTGACAGGTCATTTCGCAGATGGGACGCATCAAAATCATTTGCGCAATCTTATTGCGGTCTGTCAGTCATGTCATGATAAACATCATGCTGGTATCTTAACAATTGGAAGTGTAAAGCAAACGAGCGATGGCCCTGTACGAGAGGTGAATATAGTAGAGCCTCGGACAGTAAAAAGGTCATTGTCTAAATGGTCAGTAAGTCAAATGGACACTATTTTAAAGATATTGCGTGAAAAACCGACTGTCGCCATTTCACGCATTCTTTTTGAACTCGAAGAGTATCATTCTATTAAAATCAGTAGTGCGACATTACAGAAGATCCGTAAGACTGGTGCGTTTAATTAACGTGTTAGACAGCTACAGGCATAGCAGCCATTACAGGCATAGACGCAGCCACTACAGGCGCAGGCACAGCAGCCGTTACAGGCGCAGCAGCCGTTACAGGTACAGGCACAGCAGCCGTTACAGGCGCAGCAGCCATCATAGGCCCCATACCTTGGGGCATAGCAATGTATGTCATAGGACCAGTAGCACCAGTAGCACCAACAGGTCCGGCAGGACCAGTGGGACCCGCGGGACCAGCAGGACCCACAGGGCCAGCAGGACCAGCAGGACCCGCAGGACCCATAGGACCAACAGACCCGGTAGCAGCAGGAGAAGAACCACCCGCTGTGAGAGCCGCAACCTGTTTACGCAGTGTCTCAACAAGCACCTCTAATGCGCGAACCTTTGCGCCAAGAGGGTTTCCTCCCAGATAATTAGTACCAGGATTTGTAACAGATGACATAATCTGATGGGTGTTGGGGTAAACAAATATTCAGTTTGAACGCGTACCGTTAAAATTGGAGGAAATGAACTAGTATAAATCAGTAGAACTATGCTCCCTCCTATTCGTTGTTTGAACTGCGGAGAGGTAATCGCGGATAAGTGGCGCTATTATCAGAAGAAGCTACGAGAAATGAAGGGTGATCAAGCAGAGCAGAAGTATTATTTTGATGGAAATTCAATGCCTGATACGCCGGAGAAGAAGATCTTGGATAGTCTCGGTGTTAATCGTTCATGCTGTCGGAAGCACTTTCTGACCCAGGTTGATTTGATTGAGAAAATCTAACCGTTAATTAAAGATGGAGTTCTTCACGCCCTCAATCTTATTATTACTTGTATCAGCTATTGTGCTATTTGCTATTATCCCTCAAATAGCACCTACTCTTTTATTTGTTATAGCTGTTTTAATGTTTATTATAGTGGGATATCAGCATTATTATATGTTCACAGATGAATATGCGATGAGCACATGGCAGAATATGGTTGCGGGCTCGGCCAAGCCGCTTATTATTGTTGTTCTTGTTGTTATGATGATTGGATTTCTTCTTAATTTTGTACCATCTGGTCGGCGTAATGCTGGTCCCGAACTGCCCGCATATGGGAAAAATACGTTAAAAAGTATAATCAGGGATCCTTTCAAAACACGGTAACGTCGCGGCTTTATTTTAAGCCTAACTTATAGAATGAAAACCAGAAATACAAAAAAACGATCAAAGGTCGTAACAATACCCCAACTTAGAGCTTCATTTGAACAAATTGATAAAATAGCAATGGAATTAAAGGGAAAGAGCAAAGAAACTCAAATCAAAGAATTTCGTGCTGCGTGGAAGAAAATTTTTTACAGAGATGTATCGGATACAGCGATTGAATCCTATCTGGCTGTAAAGCATTCTGAGAAATCTTCATCAAAGAGAACTACACGCCGTCGTTCTAAGCAGAAGGGTGGCATGTCACCACTTGATTACCAGACGCGCCCCGGCATCGACGGGGTATATGGTAATTATCCGGCATATATTGGATCAGGATTTTCATTTGGCAACCATATCAATCAAGCACGCGGCCCTACGCAAGCAGGTGGAGATTTAGTACGAGCCCTAGCCTTTTCTCCTATTCAATCTACGTCTCCTCCTGGTATTCTTCAGACAGCACTTAGCACATTCGCAGGTGAACGTGAACCCATAAGTAGTGCTGTAGAGCATGCTGCGTGGCAAAAAAACTAATAAATCAAGCGTCGCCTTTCCATTTCAAGAAACCTCATCAGCGATTAGGACTCTTGAGATGACTACAAGTCTTCGAGGAGATGAAGCAAGAGAACTTTCAGAAAAACTATTGAAACTCTATTACACTACAGTAGACTATCCGTGGACGCGCCATCATATAGATAGTTACGACCAATTTCTATCATCCGATTTGCCAGCAATTATTCGGTCGTCTAATCCTATCTTAGTTCTTGAGGAACAGATTGGAAATACAGGCGAATATGCTTACAAGGCTGAGATCTTTATTGGTGGAATGGACGGTAATAAATTATCAATTGGAACGCCGACACTCAATCTACAAAACTCAAATGAAGTCCGTCTTCTTTTTCCCAACGAGGCTCGTCTTCGCAACCTAACGTATAGTAGCACAATTCAGGCTGATATAGCTATACGGGTAACTAGAACGCAACAGAGGGCGTCAGGTGAAGGACCTGGGTTTACAACAACTGTTCTTGAAATGGATCCGTCAAAGGAACCTGAGAAGTATGGATATTTGGCTAATTACCCTCTATTTCGTATTCCTATTATGCTCCAGTCACGCTATTGCGTTCTTCATAAGAAACCTGAAGAATTCTTAAAACAGGCTGGAGAATGTATTTACGACTATGGTGGATATTTTATCATCGATGGCTCTGAAAAGGTACTCATTACGCACCAAGAACAGGCGTTTAATACGCTCTATATACAAAATCAGGAGAGAGAGCCGAAAACACTGACATATGCGACAATTTCATGTTTGAGCCCTGCTACACGCCAGGTTCGTCGTGTAGTCTTCGGACTTCAGAGAAAACAAATGACACTCCAGGTTGGAATTCCATATGTTCGCAAGCCTATTCCCATCTTCATTCTTTTTCGCGCCCTAGGAATTCAATCTGACAAAGATATTCTGCGTATTATTTTTCCTAATCCTGATGATGCTGAGACGAAGGCGCTTGAGCCAATGTTGGAAGAGTCCATTGTAGAAGCATTTCCTTTCTTAGATACATATTCTGCTATTCAATATATCAAAGTTCTGACAAAGGGATTTAGCGAGGCCCACGTACTCGATATTCTTCACAACCAGCTCTTCATTCATGTTGAAGATAGACCGATGGCCCGCGCATTTTTCTTAGGAGAATGTGTTCGTAAAATTCTACGAGTAACGGCGAATATCGATACCAAAACCGATCGCGACGATACACGTAATCAGCGATGCTTAACAAGTGGGTTCCTTACACGCATGCTTTTTCAGGGAGTATATACATCATGGCTCAAACTCGCGCGTGTAACAATTGATAAAGAATACAAATATAATTCAAGTGGATACAAGGGAGAGAATTTCGCCACTCTCTTTTCTCCTGGAAATCTGCCGACAATGTTAGGCAGTTCTTTCTTAACAGATGGAGTTATGCGCGGGTTCAAAGGTAAATGGGGAAGCGGTGTAGGTGAAGATAAAGCGGGTGTTCTACAGGCCCTCTCTCGTCTCTCCTATATGGACTTTCTCTCACATTGTCGTCGTGTTGTTTTAGAGTTTGATACTGGAATGAAACTTCAGGGGCCGCGTCGTCTTCACACAAGCCAGTTCGGATATTTCTGTACAAATGAAACACCTGGTGGCGCCAGCATTGGTATCACAAAAAACATGAGTAATCTTGCTACAATTAGTATTTTAACAGACCCATCGCCTCTTATTAATTGGCTTTTATCACGGGGTGGTGTTATACCATGCGAACAGGTAACCTCTACGACAATTATAAAAGCAGTACCAGTCTTTATAAATGCGGGCATTCTTGGTTACACGACGCGCCCAATCATGTTACGTAATGTGATCAAACTTCTAAAATGGACGGGTTGTCTTCCTGTTACAACAAGTGTTGGGTTTAGTATTCATGAGCGTCGTGTATATGTGTATCTAGATGAGGGTCGGCCTGTACGTCCACTTATTCATCTTGGAAAAGATGGAGCCATCCCTCTAGATATTTTGTCAAGTACAAAAACTTGGAAAGAGCTTGTAATGGGACGGTATAAGCTGACGCAGGATCGCACATTATCTTCAAATGATTTTATTGATCCTCTTAAAGGAAGAGAAAACGTATCTCTTGAAGCCTATATAACTGAGCTTGGGCCTTATAGTGGAGTGATTGAATATGTAGATCCTTATGAAGCAAATGACTCCTACGTCGCATGTTTTCCTGAACACATTCAGACGGATAGCAGTCATTTGGAGATCCATCCGTCTACTATATTTGGTCTGATGACAAGTGTAATTCCATATGCGAACCACAACCAATCTCCTCGTAATCAGCTCAGTTGTTCTCAGAGTAAGCAGGGAGTTTCAGTCTATGCTACAAATTTTACGAACCGATTTGACAATCAAGTCCATGTTCTTTGTTATGCTGAAGCACCGATTGTTCGTACGCTCTATTATGATTATGTTGCGAAAGGTCAAATGGGATATGGGCAAAATTTAGTTTTAGCAATGGGTTGCTTTTCAGGATATAATCAAGAAGACGGTATTGTAATGAATGCGGATGCGATCCAGCGTGGCTTATTTCACAGTGTTTCTTACAGAAGTTATGAAGCATTTGAAGAGGATGACTTACAAGCACGCACAAGCACGCGTATAGCTAATCCTGCGAATATGACTGCTTGGACAAATATAAAACCTGGTCTTGATTATTCCAAATTAGATGAACGTGGAATAATTCGTGAAGGGTCCTATGTTGATGAGACAACTGTTCTTGTAGGGCGCTATATTCAAAGTAATGGCGGAGATCTACGTGATGCGAGTGTCACATCTCAGGTCTGGACAACTGGTCGTGTAGAGAAGGTTGCGATTATGATTGGAAATTCAGGTCTGGCGCTTGTTAAGATCCGCATAGTTCAATACAGAATTCCTGAGCTTGGTGATAAGTTCTCTAACCGTCACGGGCAGAAAGGAACAATTGGCATGATGATACGTGGCCATGATATGCCGCGATCCGCGAGTGGTCTTGTACCTGATATGATTATGAATAGTCACGCCATACCATCTCGTATGACAATGGCACAGCTTTTAGAGGCGCTTCTTGGAAAAGCAGCGGCACTTACAGGTGCGATTGGAAATGCGACGACCTTTATGAATGAGGGATCACCTGCTGCTGCGATTGGTAAGGTTCTCCAGGATCAGTTTGGAATGCAGCCGATGGGAGAGGAGCTTCTCTATGATGGTATGTCAGGTACAATGATCCCATCTACTATATTCATGGGAAATGTCTACACAATGCGTCTAAAGCACATGACAGAGGATAAATGGAACGCACGTGCTGAGGGGAGGAGAGAACAAAGAACGCACCAGCCGACAGGTGGTCGTGGTGCGCAAGGTGGTCTGCGTATGGGTGAAATGGAACGTGATGCGGTAATTGGTCATGGTATTGCTTCGTTTGTTCATGAGTCGTATATGAAGAGAGCAGATGGTACAGAGTTTACGATTTGTAATGGATGTGGAACAGTGCCGATTTACAATAATAAAACTGGTTTATGTGTATGTCCTATGTGTGATGGCCCTCTTCAATATGTTGGTACAAATGCGACCAATTTAGAACTTCTACCGCCTGTAAAGAGAAGCTTGACATCCTTTTCAAAAGTAGAAATGCCCTATGCGACTAAACTTTTAGAACAGGAATTATCGACATACATGAATATGAGTATGCGTATTCTTACAAATAATGATCTACAGAAGTTGGAAGCACCTACTCTTCATGAGATGACGGATGCTGAACAGAGCGCAGCATTATCTGCGCCTATTCCTACACGTGTTCTTCCTGAGACGCAGGTGCCTGAGTTTGTTCCGTTAACTGAAGAACAGGTTGCGAACCTGGAGGATTTATCAGCTTTGTCGGCGCTTCCTCCTCCAGCTCCGCCAGCTGCTCCTGTTGAAGAACCCCCTGAGGAGGCCCCAGCTGAATTAGAAGAGGTATGGTCGCAGCCTCAGCAAGTACAAGCGCAAGCTCAGCAGCAGCAGCAGCAACCATATATTGTCATTCCTATGAATTCTGCGCAAGCACAGGTATTTCCTCAGCAAGCGCAAGCGCAAGTATTTCCTCAGCAAGCGCAAGCACAACAGCAAACTGCTTTAGTCGCTCCTCTTGGTAACCCCCCTCCTGCTAATATTCTCCCCCCACCAATGCGTGGTGCGCCATCAATGATCGCAGTTGATACCTCAAATTCCGCATTACGAGCTCAAGGTCTCCCTGAACAACAGCAACCTATTCGTTCAGCACTCCGTTCTCGTACGAATGCGACCCGCCGTGTTGGATTTGCGCAACAATCGCAACAGCCACAACAGCAGCAACAGCAAGGAAGTGTTCCGACAAATACTCGTGTGAATGTAATTAAAACAGGATAAAGTCGCGACGTTAATGTTAAACGCTAAAAATTGATAATCCATTCCCTTACTAAGATAGGAAGGACATGAATTACGAAGAGCTTGATATTCTTTACAGGAGCCGAAAGACCGTCCTTGAAATTCTCAAGGAAGATGGATATGATACGACGACATATGAAAAGTTCGGTCCATGGGAGATTGAGGCTATGGTCGCAGGTGGCCAGACAGCTCTCACTATGGATCTGAAGAGGGCGGCTGATGCGCAACCGACTGATATTAAGCGCTGTCTTGTTGTATATAGTCTCCAGAAACTCAAGCAGAGGCTATCAACCTTTCTTGGAACTCTTCGAAATGATACAGAGCCGAAGATTGATCCTCTTACGACAGAGGTTGTGGTGATTGTTCTTGAAGATGTAGCTGATGTATTTCACGCGGCTGCTCTTAATGAGTGGATAAATAATAAGCTTCGCATCCGCTTCTTTAAGGCTCATAATCTTCTCTTCGATCCGCGCACACACGTGCTGGTCCCGAAGCATACAAAGATGCCCGCATCTGAGCATGCTGAGTTTATGAGCAAGAATTATCTTAAGAAGTCACAGCTCTCATTTATCAAGTTTCATGAAGATATGATCGCACGTATCATGGGTCTTGTTCCCGGTGATATTGTAAAGATTGTTCGCCCGTCGGCCGCTTCTGGAACTTATGAGATGTACCGAGTATGTATGCCTTAATTAACGTCACGACTTTATTTTAAGAGTCACCGATAGAATGGCTTCGGATTGCACAGCTGATATAGGTATGGATGCTGATCGTTTTAAAACATGGGAAACAGCATTTCCAACATGGTCATCTACACTGAGTAGTAATATTTCAACAATTACTAATGATACACCTGAACCCACTATAAAAGCTCTTGAAGATACTGTATCAAAGACAACCGCATGTTTAGAAGAAAAGATAAATAGTAATAACAATCTTTCATCTGATATTATGTGGAATTATGACATGTTTTCATTACTCAATAAACAGCTAACGCACGCACAAGCACAAGTACAGATCTCAAAAGATCGTGTTGGGATGCTTACAACTCCTGAGCAAAAGACGACAGTGTATGAAAGTTGGTTTCCTCTTCGTCGTCCTCTTCAAACATCTTCATTCCTATTATTACTTGTCTTCGGCCTCTTTTTTATCACTATATTTTTTGGTCTTCTTCTAAGTCAGGGTGGAATTTTTGTAGATATTGGAATTATATCGTTTATACCCCCCGGTCAAGTATCGGCCGCATTAAGACAAATAACCCCAATTACACTCATCTTTGGCCTAGCACTCATTGGTTGTATAATCTATATAACGTCGTGACTTTATTAATAAATGTCCAACGACTAATTTGGTGATGGATCTTAAAATTAAGTCTCACCGATAGCAAGAAAGAGATAATGAATATAAGTTGCCCTAATTATTCAGTTAGAGATCTTGATACAGCTCTTCTACCTTTTAAAAACAGGTCTTTTTTAACAGCAACCATTGATCGAACACCCGACGGTCTTCTCTCAGAAAAACAATTCAAAATCCTTCTTAATAACGCTTACAGAACGGGTGGATATATTAAATATAATGCGTATAGTTTCTACGAGCTTGGATCTGCGCTCAATAGAGAATATTGCTATTCTCTTGAACGATATGTGTTTTTTCAGAAGCAGTATATAAATACAAAGAATACTAATTTTCAGCATGAAGCAGATTTGTTCAAACAAAGAGTTATTGATCTAATGGTCTGTATTGATTATATGGAAAAACTACACTCAGTTGGAGATGAGGCCATTATGGTAAGACCGACGCCGAGTATGCTGCCTCTTTCTTCTAGCCAAATAGTAGAGACTATGCAAGATCTTGCTCTTCGTACAGATATGATGGAGTATAGTGCTGAAAAGAATAGATCTGCTAGAAATCTATTAGCACTGTATGGATTTTTAAATTTATCAGCAGTTGGTTTACTTATTTATATTTATAGGTCGAAGTAATATAATAAGCGCCTGCTAAGGTCGTGACTTTATTTTAATGAAGCTTTTGAGCTTCGTTAAAATAGAGATACCATGGTAGAAGAAAATGGATCAGGATCTTTATGATACAACAACACGGCAGCTAGAACTGAACGAGTACTCCTATAAGAATAAAATGGATACACTTTTTTTCTTCCAGATGGTTCTTTTTAGCATTTTAATTCTGTGTCTTTTTGCGTACGGTGTACGCATGGGGTTTTTCAGTAATGCGATGTTTATCTTTATTGCGTTAATTCTCCTTGCTATTGATATTCTTATTTTTGTTGTAAGATACACGTATAGCACAAATATTCGTGACCAGAGTAGTTGGGATCGTAGACGGTTTGCGTATCAGGCGCCTACACCAGCTGCTGTTCCTTATGATTTTAGCAGTTATATGTTTGATATTTCCGGTGTAAATCTTGGTGAATTTTGCAAAATTCCTGCTGGATATAACCTTGTTAAGAGTAGTAGTTAAATGGGTCAGACACCATCATCACCACCACCACCACCTCCACCTCCTGTACCAGCTGTGGAAGTTCGAGTAGCAGCTATACCCAAGGCGCAGAGGAGGGTACGACAGGAGGAGCCATCTGGTGGAAGTCAAATCAGACAGACAGCAGCAGCAGCACCCATTGAGACTCCACGTTATACTGCTGAGACACAAGCAGCCGCAGTAGCAGCAGCACAGGCTTCTGCTACCAGAGCCGCACAAACAGCCGCGCAAGAAGCCGCAGAAAGAGCCGCGCAAGCAGCCGCAGTCGCATTACAAACTCAAAGAGAGGCGGCTGAAAGAACAAGAGTAAGTGATGTACAAACTGCTACAGTGACAAACAAAAATGCGCTAGGGCGGAAAGCAAATCTTCAGCTTGAACTTGCGACACTTGGCGCACTCAAGACAACTCTTCAAGAGCAGAATGTGAGATTATCACAAAGCTTAGCTGATAAGAAGGAAATAGAAGGAAAAATACAAGTACTAAGAGTTAAGCTAAGTGATATGAGTCATGCGACTGAAACATATGAAAAAGAATTTTTAGATAGAAAAAGTAGCGCACCGACTTATTATACTGGGTTTCAAACACTCCAAGATTTTGCGCTTCTAGTCTTTTTTCTTGGATATGCGCTACTTTCATTCTTACTCATGATCTTCATCTATAGAACCGCGCGTATAGGTGGTACCATAATGGCAGCTTCAACATTTGTTGTTATGTCTATTGGTGCGATTATGCTCATGGCAGCTATAAGACAGTATGGTTAAAAGTGAGACTTAATTTAACGTCGCGACGTTAAATAATCTCATCTTCATCGGCCTTCAACATCACATGGCTGTAGGTCTTTCCATCGGTGGGCTCTCCAAACTCACTATTCAGTCGCTTTTCCAATTCCTTGGGAGTGAGACGGTTACCGCTTCGGTTACCATCTCCTAGCCAATCCCTGTACGCTGCTGAGATCTGCTTGAAGAGGGTCCTCTCACCAGGTGCGCGGACCAGCCTGTCATTGCGGAACTTCGCGAAGGAGTCGAAGCCCTCCCTGTAATCATCTGTCTCCTTCTTCACCGCAGCTGGAACTGGCTCGAGACCATGGACAAGATACTCGGTCTCATAGAGGTGGACGAGCCATGAGAAGAAGACTTCGCGGCAAGGGTGGAGCTTCTTTTCATACTCCTTGTCCCTCAGGAAATGGTTCGGCTTTCCAAAATCAGGATCATCCGCAAAGACGAACTTACTCTTGAAAGGAACCGCACGAATACGACGCCATGTACCATAATCCATACTATTGATTGGAGGCAGATCATTCGTCATCATGAAGAGTTTACCAGTAACACGAAACTTCTGCTGATCCTTGAAGAGACCACGCGCCTGGATCAAATCTTCTCCACTGAATTGCTTCATGCGGCTAGTATTAATCGGCTCATTCTTGTCAGGCTCCTGCATACTGATAAACCGCTTGTTCTTGATTCCAATGATATCAGGATTAGCAGCTCCTGACTCAGGACGCTTCCTTGTGAGAACCGTTGTCGCAATATCAATAAAGTAATCACCAAAAGTAATCTCACAGAGATTGATAAGAACTGTCTTACCGTTCGCACCACCACCAATAAAGGTATAATAACACTGTTCCCTGTTTGTACCTTCTAGACAACTGGAAAGAAGACGAAGAACATATGTACGAAGCTCAGGATCAGGAAAGATCTTTGAGAAGAAGTCCTTCACAAATGCGAGCTGTTCAAGCTGTTCGGCATTTAGCTCATTGAATGGAATATAGTTCATGGCCTCACACTTAGGAGGATTATGACCAGCACGAAATGAGATGAAATCCTCTGGACGACCAGGGCGAAAGATCACATGTTCTCTGGGATTTTCTGTCGTGGTGGCGCGGAGTTCAAGTACACCATTACGACAACCATAGAGATAGATATTGCTGTCGAGCTTGTCCCTGAACTCCTCTTCAAAGAAGAAGGTGGATGCCATCTTCATAACGGAGTCATTGAACCCAGTATTGTAAAGCTGCTCTTCTACCTTTAGAAGCTTCTTCATCTTCGCAGCATAAATTTCACGTGTCTCTTCATTTAGAGCATTATCCATATCTTTGCGGATCTTGATGCGCGCATCTCCTATGTAATCAGCAACCTCTCCACTAATCTTCTTTCTCAGCTGAATACCCTGGTCAAGCTCTTTCCAAAGATTAATCGTATCATCATAGAAGAACCAATCAGTAGTCTTTGATGTAAGTGATGCTACATAATTGCTTCCATAGATCTTCTTCATAAGACGAGCAATGTGAAAGTGGGTTGCGTCTACACACTTACGAATATACTCTAGAATGTTCGCATCAATAATCTCCTTGTAGACTGTAAGATTGTCATCTTTCGCCCACTTATGAAGAGCCATTTCTGTTAGTCGTGGCCCATCTCCGCTCTTTCGCATATTAGTAAACCAATCACGGCGAAGAGTGTTCATGCTGTTCTCCGCAAACTTAGCAGACTTTCTACTGAAATCCATCCAGAGATTGAACATTTCTTCATTTGGCTGAATATTGTGAAGACACCATCCTACGCGGATCCATGTATCACGATTATCAGAACGCTCCTGTGATAGACACTTTAGAACAAGATCCTTGATTAAATCTGTTTCTTCCTCTGTACTATTTGAAACTGGAAGAATGTCACGAATTGCGATGGCCGTTGGATTATCCATCGTGTTAATGCGAGCAACCGGATCCTCAGCCGCCACCGGCTTTTGGAAACTTACAGGCGGGTTCAAGATTGTCTGATACTCTGCTGCTACCTCCTCGCGTACCAAATTTCCATCTTCTACAAGGTTGTAGCGAACGCTGAGAAGCTCCATTAGCTGACGAGTCTTGTAGTCAGTGATATCCTCTTCAGTGAATTCGCGTGTTGCGGGACTGTAATTGAGCACATTGGTGAGCTCATAGCGAGGAATATTAGGCTTCGTGTCACCAAAGAAGATCCAGCCCTGCTTCCGTGTAAATGCTGAGTCATAGACATCCTCGTCCTTGTTGATGTACCCAGTGTCTACAAAGCAGCTGCTGATGGACTTGCGAGCGAGAAGCCAAAGGCGGAGAGCCTTCTGTTTATCATTCGCAAGGCAGATATCAGGGCACTCGATATGAACACCATCTTTGCGCTCCTTCTTGCCCTGCTCCTGGTAAGGTGCGGGGCGAAGAGTGACAAACATGCGAACACCATCCTCATAGTCTTCGAGCCCAAAGAAGTGCTCTAGACCCTTGATAACATCCTTACAAAATGCCTTAATATTATCAGCATTAAATGTGCGATTGATAGCAGTATCGGATGAATACCGAAAATCCAGATCGAGAAGAAGAGGCTTGTGTGAGTTAAGGCGAGGTTGTTCAACTAAGCTGAGCGGCCTCGCATTTTTTACAAAGAGATAATCGTGAAGAAGATCGAGAAAGCGAGAATAGTCCTTATCCTCGATCAACCACTTGCCTGTGAGTTCCTTACCCATCGCGGTAACAGTTGCTTCGTGCCCTGCGCAACCACCCCGCTCATTGAGAAAATCTCGCAGCGGGTGCGCATTATATGTATGAAGAATAGACTGGCTCATCCTGTAATATATTCACTCCACCGAAAAAATATGATCAATTTTTGCTTACCAGTGAGACTTAAATTTAACGAAGCTCAAAGAGCTTCGCTAAATTTAAGATCCATCACCAAATTAGTCGCAGGACATTTATTTTAACGAAACTAAAGTTTCGTTAAAATAAAGTCGCGACGTTAACGTCGTGACTTTAAATGTCAAACGACTAATAACGGATCCTAAAGAAACCACAAGCCTTATCATAGATATGTCGGCATTCAAGAGGCTTATCCGCGAAGTTGCGCGGATCTCAGATCTTTCTGGTGGCGGCATCTATTATAAGCAGGATCCGCATATTCTCACACGCGGTATCGCCTTGATTATTGGCCCCACAGACTCCATCTACGCAAACTGCCCTCTCTTTTTCCAATTTGATTTTCCCTCTGACTATCCATTTAATCCACCCAAAGTTAAATTTCTAACAAATGACGGAAAAACTCGGTTTCACCCCAACTTATACATAGATGGGAAGGTATGTTTATCTATTCTTGGTACCTTTTCAGGGCCAAGCTGGCAAAGCACTATGAGTTTTTCAATGATTCTTCTATCTTTGAAAGCTTTACTAGATACAAATCCTTTAAGACATGAGCCAGGATATGAAAATGTATCTATGGATCATAATTACGCTAAACATTATAGTGAATATGTTAATTTTAGAATTGTAAAATGCGCATTAAAAGAATACAAAGATCCAACATATTTACGCCTCTTTGAAAATGATATTAAAGATATACTACCAAGTCTACAACACAACTTAAAAGTCTTTATTCAAAAACAGGCGGCTGCGAATATCGATGATTACTACCCTTATATACCTTATGGAATGGAGGGATCAACTGAATGGAAGAAACTAACTCCGGGCTAAATTTGAATATAAAGTTATGCTAAGAATAGGGATAGAATGAAATTTTGCTTAGTGTGTGATAATTATCTTTATCTAAACACAACTGCGAATAGTCTTATTCGCGAGTGTAGGACATGTGGAGAAAAGGTCACTGAAGAGAAGGGTGGGCTCATTCTTGAACAGCATGTACAGCAGCGCGCAAATGAGGGATACAAGATCCTTCTGAATGAATTCACTAAGTTTGATCCTACACTCCCGCATCTGAAGACAATGAAGTGTCCTAATGGAGCGTGTAATTCAAACAAGCTTACAGGTGCTACAGAGAAGGATGTTATCTATATCAAGTATGATAAAGAGAACATGAAGTATTTGTATATCTGTACAGTATGTGATAAGGAATGGCGATCCAGGCCTTCATAAATCAAGCTCTCCAATTCGTTTCAGAATAGACATTGGGCTCAATTTAGGATAACTAAATTCAGGATTACTGGTCACTACATAGACCCATTCTGTCTGCTTGAATTTACGAGCCAGACGTGAGAAATTTTTATTATCTTTGGTTAACCAGTCATCAACTTCAGCTTGTGTCGATGCTGACATTTTTTCGCGAATAGTTGGAATAGACCAAAAACTGGTGAGTAAATGAAAAATATCCCTACCCTCTTTGGGACAAGGATCTGTCGAAGAAAAAATACCAGGTGCTATATTGACTTGTGATATACCATGGCCATTACCAATACACGCAAATCCAAAATCAAGGATAAATACCCTAAATGGGGCCTGAATATGAATTGAAACACCTGATATATCTAGAGTATAGTCAATTGGTTCTTCGCGTATAAATAAATTATTTGCTTTCAAATCACGGTGATCAAGGTTCATTTCTTTTTCAAGAATAAGGAGAAGAACGCTCACTTGTGCGAGTATTTGAAAGAAAAAAAGATCAGGATTTTTAACTTTTGCTAGATATACATATGGGAAGTCTCCATGAATAAATTCCATTGAGAAGGAGAGCTGTGACGATGATGCGAAAATATCATGGACCTCTGGAATTGATTTTTCCAGCCCATAGTTCTTTAAAATAGTTCGCGCAAGCCATTGTGTAATGGCTTCAGGTCCTAGATTTATAGTTTGTTTTGGTTTCTTTACAATTACTTGCTCTATATATCCTGATACATCTGTGCGTTTACAGAGTTGTAGAATTCCATATCCACCTTCAAACATTATATTTTCATAGTTAAGTGTAGCATAATGTTTTTTTTCCGCATCAAATAAACAACCATTTATATCTTCTTTGGGGAATAAATCTAATGAAATTTCTAAGTTTGAAAGTGAAATACTTTCATTAATATGTAAGGCCGATAAAGAATAATTATTTAGCATAGCCCCTATTTAAGAAGAATATTCAATAATTCTGTTCGTGTATCAATCCCACTTGCTGATATTTCGACCGCAGAAAGCTCATAAGGATGCTCGGGTTGTGAGGGATATGTGCCGTAGCGTTTTATAAATGAAGGCGGGGGGGAATTATAAAGAACTCGATTACGCCTATCAAACCATCTAATATCGCATTCTGAGAGCGAAGGTTTGTGTTCATTTGAAAAAAGAGGTAGCGGCACATAGTGATCCTGCCAACTCCAATAAGGTGTGGATATTGTATCAGGATTAATACGAATTCTCTCCTTCCATTTTTCTGGGATTTCATCCGCATTGATGGGCTGCCAGCCTTCCCGCGCACAGTAGAGTTTCCAGATACCAGGGTTCGCTCGCTGGTGTAGATGACAAGCTTCATGAACAAGTGTGTTTTTCGCATCTTTCAGCTGAAACGTTGATGGCATACAGATAAGATTGTCAGGACGCGTGTGCGGAAATCCAGAATCCGCAGAGGGATGTAGAACAATTACGCGACTTCCTTTTGTAAGATCATAATGATCGGCTATATTTTGTAAATAGTTTACGATTGGTGATGGAAAAACTTGATAATGTTGTCCCTCTCTTGCTAGTCTATTGAGCTCTGAGTTCATACAATTTGTTCTATAATGATCTATCTTGTCCGCAGTTGACAATAGGAGCTGGTCCATCTGCTATCGTCATGACTTTATTTTTAAGTTATACATTAACGTCCGCTGTCTTCTTAGCACGTGAAGACTTCTTTGGCGTAGCAGCCGCGGCCTTAGAATCAGCGGTCTTAGCATCCGCGGCCTTAGCATCAGCGGCCTTAGCATCAGCGGCCTTAGCATCCGCGGCCTTAGCATCAGCGGTCTTAGCATCAGCGGTCTTAGCCGCTTTCAAAGCTTTCGCGCTTGCAGCTTTCGATGCGTCGATCAACATACTATCAAGCATATATCTGTCCAGCGTCCCCTGTAGCTTTTTCTGAACTGGCTGTACTGACTGTAGTGACTTTAGCAGAGGAGCATTGCTATTCACCCGCGGAATAATTGTCATGCCAAACATCTTCGCCAACTTCTCTCGGCTCTGCTTATCAGCCTCTGAGATAGCCTTCTGGAAGAGCAATTCAGAAGCAACAACCTCTTCCATTCCTTCCGCGTGACCCTTATAACCGGGCATTTGTGTTAGACAGAGTGAGAAGAGCTGAGAAAGAGGGTTCATGAGCTGATGTTCAATGTAATACTGAGTATCTAGCTGTAGACCCTTCTCCTTTACATAAGAGGGATGCTCAATGCGATCGCCTTGTAGCTTACTCGCCTCTTGACCAATTGGTGCGCGAATATATACATATGGAATGCGCTCTCCAGAACCAGGCGCATTACCAGGATCACGCTCAGCCATTCGCATTGCTAGCATCTTATGAGCCGGCGGTGAAGGTGTCTTGTATTCCGCACGTAGAGACTTGCTAATTGTCAATTGGTTCATTGACATCTTTCCAGAGACAAGATCCATTGTCTTCTCCTTTACAAACTCGGTAGCAGCAGGAATATCCTTGTCAGTCAGAAGAATACGAATAGCGCCACCGTAAATAGTCTTCACAACGGGCGCATTATCACGCCGCTTAGTCGCAATACCCATACTGGTCTGTGAATAATGATCAGGATCCTCTTCGTACTTATTACCAACATACCGCTTCTTGCTAAAGATAATGAATGGATAGAAGACCTTATCATATTCAAAGTCATGCGGCGGCTTCAGCCCCTGTGTGAAAAGCTGGCCAGCCTCTTCAGTTAAGCGCATTGTGGCTTCTAGAGCCGCCTTCCCCTCCAACCTCTTTCCCGTAAGAGGATCGCGAGGATTGAAGTTAATAAACAAGCTGTCTGTATCTCCATAGACTGTTTCTGCGCAGAAAGATGGCGACGCAGCAGCCGGTCCATAGAAGTGCTCAATCACCTCTTTTGCGGCCATAATTTGCTGGCGACCATACGCGGTAACAGATGCGGCCAAGTGCTGTAGACGGATCTTGAATGTACCACTACCTAGCTGACCATAAAGAGAGTTCGCAGTTAGCTTGTAAGCCAACTGCTCAGCATCCAAAAGCGCCTTACGAAATGGATCGGTCTCTTTCTCGGCCTCCTTGCGCTTCGCCTTTCGCGCAGCAAGAAGCTTCCTCACAATGGTTGGAAGAGTTCCTTTCGGATCGGGCCCTGTTCCTGAGCTAGGAGGCTGCGCATATCGACAAACTCGCCGACCTGTCACAATCTTACGCGGGTGCTTCTTCATATCATCTTCAGGATGCGGTCCCCAGATATCAAACTCAATGTCTGTGAATAGAACACCAGGCGGCGCATATTTCTCATCCGCCTGTGAGCCGAAACTGAACTTGTGAAAGTTGCCTTCCGTATCATAGTCCATCACCCATACAAGACTGTCGTGGCTAATATTCTCGGATTCGATTGTGCTTGGATATAGAGAAGCAAAGTCCGCAACGCCTACAGGGCTTTCAAAGTAAAAGCCAGGCTTAGGGTCAAGTACAATCGCACCCTCATAACTCTCTTCTTGCTGTTGTGAAGCAGCACCAGCATTATAATTACTTGGCATCATCTTAATAACCTGATCTGATCCCAAGCATTCCTTAAAGATGAGCGACTCAATCTTCACACCCTGTCCTCGCATAAAGATATATGCGACAGGAACTGGACACGTATTTGCCATCGCCATCGCGTTATTGAAGACATCCAACTTCTTATAGAGTTCATACGTCAGATCACAATCCTGAACGCAATAGGCTGCGATACGTGCGCGATCTGCGGCCGAACCACGATCTAGACGGAAGATATCTGCTGGGCTAACATCATCCTTAACGACCGCCCACTTCACCGCAAGTGATGTATTCATGGCCTCTTCACCGGCCTCTACAATAACAGCGGATCCCTTGCGAATATCTACGACCTTCAGCTTATCAACAGCCACATCACCCGTCTCATCTAGAAGAACAATGTAGCGACCTGGAATGACATCGCCTGTACTCTTTGTATGGAGAACCCATCGACCAGGCTCAGAGGTCGTATCTACGCTGGTCAACTTTCCACTCATGAAATGCTGACAGACGGAGTCTAGCTTGTATGAAGCAAGATTGAAACTACGTTTGATATAGTGATACAAGTCAATCTGTACGCGACCATGTGTTGACCACGTGAAGAGGAAATTGTCACCAAGAGCAGACGAGCTGAGACGCTTTTCATCGAGTTTGACCTCCTTACCGAGATCAGATAGACGGCTCAGAGCCTGAAACTCCGACCGACCTTCGATCTTCAGTTGCTGCGCCCTCTCCCAGACATAGCGCTCATCAAAACCAAATGTATTGTATCCGATTAGCATATCCGCGTTCCATGTGTCCATACAGGCCGCCCAGTCAATAAGCATTTCCTTCTCTGTTGGCTTGCTATGTACGATCGCGCCAGGTACGTCATCGCATGAACCACGAACGAAGATATGTTTCTCTGTAGGTGAGCCAGCACGAACAAGAACAACTCCGATCTGGATGATTGGATCGCCCTTCTTTGCGACAGGGAAGTCACCTGAGACTGAATAGCACTCGATATCCCAAATCGCAAGAAGGAAAGGGGCGCATGGAACAGGCCCCTTCGCGGCTAGAACTTCATTCCATCTACAATCAATCTGATCATTTCCTTCGAGTTCTCCGTCAATTGAGACCCAGCCACATGGCTGAATATTCTGAATATGAAAGAAGCGAAGCATAGGGTCCAAGTTCGCATCATAGAGTTCAAGCGGTGCCTGTTTACCTGTGATCTTAGTTGTCCTCTTGTAATCATCGACAAGATATTCATCATCTATACGAAGACAGGGTTCACTTGTCTCGTACTTGATGAAACATGAGCGAACTTTGCGAAGAACTGCGAGACTATTCATCTTGATCATAGCAAATGGGAATGAGATGTCGCCAGTATATCCATAGAGAAGGCGCTTCTTACAGATTTCGACTGTCGCACAACTCTTCGGAATATTCTTATGAGCAAGTTCAGCATAAAATCGCGTAATGAACCGCTTGCTCGTTAATACTTTCTCGTCAGGAAGACGAACATAGAAGTAGGGTTGAAATCCGTAGACGTTCGCACGTACCGACTTTCCTTCAGCTGTGGTGCCAAAGAGATGGATGACCATGGTATTCTTTTCGAGATTGATCTGCGCATTCGTCTTTTGAACCTTATCTTGGATCTCATCGTCCTTCTCGGGCTCAATATCGTCGTTATAGACTTTGGTTACATACTCTTCGGTCTCTTCCTGGATCTCCTCATCCTGTGTAAATGCGTCAAGAATATGGAATGTGATCATATATTTTAGTTACTATTAATGACTAAAATATTTACTCAAATTTACCACATTATTGCGCACGGCGTGTCTTCTTCGCATGACGCTTCTTATTCTTAGATGTTTTCCTGTGGTTTACAAAATTAGATAGTAACCGAAACATATTTCCACCTCTCATTACATCTCGTCTTGTGTCTGGTGGGTTTTCTAGATCTTCAGGTGTTAGTGTGGTTATAGGGGTAGTGTTCAGAGATGTGGGGGTATTAGCAGTAGCGGTCTGAGGGGTAGCGGTATTAGCGGTAGCGGTATTAGCGGTAGCGGTATTAGCGGTAGCGGTCTGAGGGGTAGCGACTTCAGGTGTACGTACACCAGTTCTCATAATACTATTCGCATCAGCATCAGCAAGTAGCTCTAATGTTTCTAAATCTGTTTCAGGCATCGCATTTGTCGTTTCAGTTGACATCGGAGATATAGGAAAACTAGCAGGCTGTCCATCGTTTCCAACAACAAGAACAGTTGGATATCCCTTCATTTGTACGTCCTTCAAAGATGTATTTTGAAGCTGATCAAAATGGATACTTGCTAATTTAGCCTTCCGAGACTTTGATAGAAGTGTATTCCATACATTTTCCTTAAAGCGTGTACAGTGTCCACACCAATCTGCGTAAATAAGAATAATTGTAATCGGTCCTATTTTGATAGTCTGTTCAAGCTCTTTTACATCTTTCTTTGAGCGAACATCTACGGATTTTTTTGTCTTCGTTACCATTTTTCTAGTTATTGGTGAGAGTTTAAATAAACTCACGATGCCGAGAGTTTAAATAAACTCACGATGCCGAGAGTTTAAATAAACTCACGATGCCGAGACTTTAAATAAACTCACGATGTCGAGACGTTAAATTTAAGTCTTACTGGTAGAGGCGGATGAATGTCCTGTATACTATACTTGGAGTTCTTATGATTGGTGTACTTGTATATATTGCTTATATATTTACATTACCAAAGCCTGTTGTTGTTATTAAAAATACAGCATCATTACCGAGATATAATTATGATATATCTGATAATCAACTAACCGATACTAAAGTAGTTCTTAAACCTTATACATCATCGCCGATTAATGGTGTAGATGATTATGAGTACAGCATGATCTTTCAAAATGAAGCCGATCAAGACTTATCATCTGTTCTTAAAAACAAACTTTCAAGCCAGTACCCGATGACATGGTCTGTACATCCGCCGAGTTCGACATACTTTCAAGAGGGTATGCGCGATACTCAAGATCAGGGTCAAGAGCCCGCTTCTAATCCGTATACGGCCCTTACAGATGATTCACTAAAGCCCCCGGATACGTTAGCAACGGAGGCGGCTGAACGGGAAATAATACAGACATATAAGCCGAAGAATGTTGGCGATCTTACAACATACGATGTAGATGATGCGATGGAGATCATCAAGAAGATTTATGATAAGAAAAATGAAATTCCGACAATTGTGAAGAAGGAGAATAATGTCTATGAAATTGTTGGAACTCGCAAGAAGGATGAGAAGGTTATTTATGAAGAGACGGATACGGAGGCTCCGTCAACGATGGATCCTACGCGTATAAATATACCGCAAGCTGCTGCGGATCTTTCACCTGATCCTTTTTTTAGAAGTTCATCTGATACACAGAATGATCGCTGGAATTATCGTCAATGGACACCTGGTCTACAGAGAATGTTTGCGCCGACGCAACCTCAAACGGACTGGTATTAAATTGCCGACAGTAAGTAGATAGATGGTTTCTAGAAAGAATAGTCGTTCTAGAAAGACGCGTCGTGGACAGCTGGGTGGACAGGAAGTTATGCCTGCTGCTCCTGCGCCTGCGCCTGCGCCTGTTGTTGAGCCTACTTTATTCGGTCAGGCAGCAAATGCTCTATCAGCTGCGACTGGTGCTGTAACAAAGGCTGCTGTATCAGCTGGTGATACTGTAAAAGGCGCAGCTAGTTCTGCTCTTGGTCTTTCTGCTCCCGCGGCCGGTGGAAAGCGTTCTCGCAAGTCAAAGCGTTCCCGCAAGTCCAAGCGCAAGTCCAAGCGTTCCGCGTAAATCTAAAATTTATTTCATAATATTCATTTTAATCTAAAATGAATATTCATAAATATTATCAGTTAAACAACTCTGTATCTATGTATATATATGGCATCGGGTATACTTGATATGCGCGAACGAGAACTGATTACAAAGCTAGGTTGGCCAACTCGTGCTCTTCCAGTAGGCGATATCTGGATTGGCGTGGATCTTTCAGGAAATCTCAACGCAGGCGGTGTACTTGCTGAGCGCAAGACAGTTACGGATCTGGAAGCCTCAATACTTGATGGACGCTATAGGGAACAGCGCACACGTCTTCTTTCACACTGTCAGCTCAATGGATACAGACCTCTTTACATTATTGAGGGTGAACTGGATCGCATGAATGGCCGTCTAGCAAAACAAGCACTTCGCAAATTCCTCACACGGTTAACTCTGAGATATGGTGTATCTGTTCTACAGACTGACTCAGCTGAGGATACAGCAAAACTCTGCGGCGCTCTAGCAGATCAGCTCAAAGAGGATCCCAAGGTATTTACGACGGAAGAGGCCGCGAAAGTACAGTATACAGATACAATTTCAGTACATAGGAAGGGAAATAAAGATGATCCTGCTGTCTTCGCATCAGCTGTTCTTCAGCAATGTACTGGTATTTCAGCCGCTGTTGCTACAGCAATTTTAGTAGTCTATCCTACTCTTACAGCAATATGGGCAGCAACTTCACAACAATTATCAGTGATTATTGTTGGTAAGCGTAAGGTAGGCGCAGTTGTTGCGCAGAGACTATATGATCTTCTTCACGGAACCACAACCTGAACTTGTGACTTTCTACGTTCTACACTCACAGATGATCTTCTCTCTATTTGAGTTAAAACAATAATAGGTTTCTCAGGAATTTTATGAATATTAGTATCAGGCCGTCTCCTTAGTAAACATACTGCGCAGAAATAGCAAAATACCATTACAGTACCAAATCCAAAAATAGAAGAAATTCCAATAGCTGCCGCAATACCATTCAAAAACACAGTTTCACTCTTTATTACTGTAATAATTGTTGTATTAATATGGCTCGCAGTTGAAGACGGTGAGGGTGTCATAGACGAGCTAGGTGTCATAGATGAGCTAGGTGTCACAGATACAGTAGGTGTCACAGATACAGTAGGTGTCACAGACGAGCTAGGTGTAATAGATACAGTAGGTGTCACAGACGGGCTAGGTGTCTCAGATACAGTAGGTGTCACAGATGAGCTAGGTGTTACAGACGAGCTAGGTGTAATAGATGGGCTAGGTGTAATAGATGGGCTAGGTGTAATAGATGGGCTAGGTGTCACAGATACCGCGCCACCTGAAGGAACAAGTGGGCAGCAAAATTGGTCTGTCGTCGAGTATTGACCAACCGCATAGATACACCCATAAGAGGCTCCCCGTAAATTACAGTTTTGGCCATTCACAATTTCCCAACTTGTTAAAAGTGTTGAACAGATATCAGCCGAATTCGCTTGAATATATGAGCAATCGGGAAATCCCTCATTTACAGGACAACCATTCATTGTATGGGACATTGAAGCAACACTTGAACATGAATACTGAGCTTGTGCTAAAGTAAAAAGAGACGCCGCAGATAACAAAAGAACTAGCATTCTATAGTACCGGTGAGACTTAAATTTAACGAAGCTCTATGAGCTTCGTTAAATTTAAGATCCATCACCAAATTAGTCGCAGGACATTTATTTTAACGAAACTAAAGTTTCGTTAAAATAAAGTCGCGACGTT